AGATTCTTCAAAAGGTTTAGCTGGTCTAGCTGTACAAAATGATTATGTATATCCAATAGGAGTTAGATTAGATACTGCGCAAGTTAGTAATTTAATACAGACATCATCATTAACAGATGATCAGAAAGCTGATATAGTAGGATACAAAATAGTAAGAGGAGATAGAGGAACAAATAAATCTATTGTAGCAAAAGGTATATTACGTAACGTAGGAGAATATAAAAGAGAAGAACAATCTTTTTACTTTCCTAACTATCCATATAACGATCTTAATGAAGATGTATTTCTTAATGCAACTAATAATGCTTGGTCTAATGAAACAACTCCTTGGTTAGTTACTTGTAATAGTATAGATCCTACATTAGGATATGCAAAAGTTTCCTATACAGATCCAAATACAAATAGAGAGAATACATGGAATGTAAAATTAAATGAAACTGTAGAGTTTTGTTCAGCAACTAGGCCAATTACTGTTTTAGGAGTTTGTAACATTGGTCCAGGAAATTATGATGTTTGGTACGCAACAGGTTGTTTAGGATGTAGAGGATATAACATATTCTGGGATGATCCCTTCACTATAGATAATTCAACAGTTAATCATAGACAAGATTATTTAGATGGAACTGGAGTACTTGATCTTAATAGTGGAGGTTGTGATACTACATATGCAACTGTTGAACAAGGATTTGGAATTGACAGTGATTGTTCAAATGGCTTTTGGGATGGATTGTGTAAATGTAATTCTTGGGGTTCATTTGGTCTTGAAGCTATTTATTTAACTACTGCAGTTGATCAAGATGAAGCTCAAATTCTTCCTAATGTAGGAAGAAGATCTAAATTAAATTGTAAGGTGCCAACACCTTTAAGTCCTATTAGCAGTAATACAGAACTTAGCAAAAGACAAATATTTAATTCTCCAGAAACTTCTTTTGGTCAACCGTTCTTAGGAGACATTCTTAAACTAGAGAATGTAATGTATGGTAAAGGATACGCACATTTTGTACAGGTAAAGAGTAATGCTAAGTATAGACTACTTACAAAAGAAGCGCAAGAAGATGCTTTAGAAAGCTCTAATAAATTAGGAAGTATTACAGATCCATTTAATGCTACTGCTATGTTTACAGCATACCAAGCATATTTACAAATATATATAAATGGTATAACTAGAAGGAACTATGCATATTCATTTAACTCTACAGCTAGTTATGATTACAATGCAGATATTACTAATAGTGGAAACAAACAAAGAACATTAGATATTAAAAGATATTTAATTCCAGGAGTACAAAATGTAGGAGATGATTTTAATATTAATAACTATCAACGAGAATCTTCTGTTTATTTAAGAACAGATGAAAATAAAACTGGATTACCATTTCCTAGTGTTAGTGGAGTTACAGATAAATCTAGATTAACAATAGGAGGTAGCGGTGCTTGTGCTACTCCTGCAAGAGAACAAGATATAAGTGTTGTTTCTTATTATGCATCATTAAAGAATACATTTGTAAATCAATATGGACAAATATATTCTTATGATACAATTGATACAGGATTTCAAACAAGTGTAACATCTAATACTACTGCTGTAGTATTTGGAGGAGATACATTCATATCTAGGTTTGCATTTAAAACTAAACTTCCTTTCTTTATAGATAATAGAGTTAATGCTCCTGATGATAGTGATATATTCTATGATGAGATAGGTAATGTAGCTTATCCAAAATACTGGCACTCGGCTAGATCTATATTAAGTAATTTTGATCTTACTAATACTCATGGTGGTACACCTACATTAACAAATATTATTTCATATAAAGCACATAACTTTGATTGTCCTAATGATCCATTACCTGCTGAGGGAACTGGTAGAACATTCTATGATGGATATTTCTATTTGTTTGCTTATGGTATTCCTAATTTCTATTGTGAGAGTTCTTATAACACAGATCTAAGACAAGCATTTAATAATAAAGAAGGAGACTTCTGGCCACATGTATCTACAGGTATTCCCGATGATTGGGTACAAGAAGATTTTGTATCAATAGCAAATGATAATACATATACATATAATGTAACATTCTCTAAACAGAATAAAGAAAATACATTTACACATTTACCAGCAGATTATGATGGAAATCCATGTTATACATACTATCCATTTAGAGCTGTATATTCAGATGCACAGAACACTGATGCTGATAACAGAGTAAATAGTTGGTTAACTTATAGAGCTATTTCTTATTTTGATTTTCCTCAGAACTATGGGGCACTTATATCATTAGATGGTATTCAAAACAAAGCTGTATTAGCTAGGTTTGAGAATAAAACATTAATGTATAACAACCTCCTTACAATTGACACGAGTAATCCACAAGCTGCATATGTAGGTAATCCTAATATGTTTAAAGGAGCACCTCCTATTGACTTTGCAGAAACAGATCTTGGATATGTAGGTAGCCAAAATAAAATGTTATTGAAGATTCCTCAAGGACAGATAACAGTTGATGCTAAAAGAGGACAAGTTTTTCTTATTCAAGGAACACAAGTAGAAGACTTATCTGCATTTGGTTCTGGAATGAATAGATTCTTCACAGACCATTTAGCTTTTGAAATCTTGAGATACTTTCCAAAGGTAGATACAGATAACAATTTTAATGGTGTAGGATTGCATGGTGTGTATGATAGTAAGTTTGATAGAGTGATACTTACTAAGTTAGATTACATTCCATTGAGTAATGATATTAAGTATGATACTACAACAAGAGATTTTTATATAGAAGAACCATTAGGTAATAATGTTTTTAATAAATTAGTTGTAAGTTTAAAAGACTCAGATTACTTTTGTAATAAGTCTTGGACACTTTCATTTAATGTAAATACTAAAAGCTGGATATCTTTTCATAGTTATATTCCTAACTGGTATATAGCAGAAAACAATTTCTTTTATTCTGGTATTAATGGATGTTGTGATGAGTTTGATTTTATTGCAGGATCTATTGTACCTACACCAAGTACAACAACAACTACTTCTTCTTCCACTTCAACATCAACTACTACTTCTACTACTACAATAAAAGATTGTACAATAGAAGGACAATTAATATTAACTAATTGTGATATAGAAGGAGAAGGTTACATAATTCCACAACCATGTCAAAGACCTATGAACTTACTAACATTTGCACTTATACCAGGATATGTAATAATATCTCCTCCTTCAACAGTAGTTTCTACAGGAAGTCAAGAAGATGCATGTAATGCCATCTCTTATTTAAAGTCACTTACTAATGATACTACTGCAAGTGTTACTAATCTTTTAGCTAGTGCTGTAAGTTTAACAGTTGGACAGACTTTATACAACACTTCAACAGGAACAGATTGTACATTGATACCTGATGGTTGGTATTTTACAGCAAGTACTATAGAGAGTGAAATAGTATACAATGTAGTAAATGGTGTAATAACTGAAATAGTTAATTGTAATCCAGTTACTACAACAAGTACTACTACAGCATCAAATTGTTTCTCATTCACAATACGTAAATCATCAATTGGTGTTGTAGCAGTAACTTATACTAATTGTTCAGGAGTAGCATCAAGTATAAATATTGGTAACCCAACACCAGGTGGACCTTCTGAAGCAACGTTCTGTGCACGTAATGGTAGCATAACTGTACCTCCTGATGTATCGTTAATTAATAATGGATCTTGTTAATAAATTAATATGTCAAAAATAATAACAATAAGGTTAACTCAAGTGTCACCATCTTCTGGACCATTTACAATCTATGATCAGTTTGGGAATGTGATAGCAGAAGGTGTGACTAAGAAAGCTCTCATTGATGGGATTAACTATTCTGTGGATGATGATGTGTTATCAATTACATTAAAATCTACAGGTAATTGTAAAATACAAAAGACAGTGTATGTAAGTGACATTACAGAAGAGGAATATATTAATATCAAATTAAAACAAATTGTAACAGGATGTATATGGAGACACTTAACTAATATACAATTATACAATTCTTACTATGGTGTTACAGAACCATACATAATTGAATATCCATTTGCTTATAGTAACCAAGATGAGATCTTACAGAACGTAAAAGATTACACTAAAGCATATGAATATATATCTATACCAGATGGTGTCTTTAATGATAACACAAGAATAGAAACAAACAACAAGTGGTTTAACAAAGCTATTTTATATAATGGACAACAGAGTTCAGGAGTGTTAACTCTTGTTGCTAAACCTCTTAATGATATGCGTGCATACATGCAATATCCAATATTCAATACAGATAGTAAAACAATCACGTACACTAAGAGTGATAACTTCTATCAGTATAATACATTCTGGGCTCTACAGAAAAGTTCTCAAGTTCCATTGTTTAATACAGGATGTGAAAGTCTTTCTATTGATAAGGTGATTAACCAAAGCAATATGGATTATGGATCCAGAAGTTTCAAGAAAGCTACACTAAGAGCTAAAGAACTCAAGATACGTCATATATTAGATGACAATTGTACAACTCATCTTGTCTCACAATTTATCCTAAGCCCTAGTCAAATCAGTTACAAGTAATGAAAAAGAATACACAAACATCAAACTGGTTAGAGAATTATAATGATTCTAATGTAAATTTACCTCAAGGATATGTAGGAGAAGGAATATTCAATGGTCCTATATTTGAAAACCCTGCTGTTAAAGGACAATTTCAAATGGGTGGTAATATACCAGGAGCTGTAGGACATATGTATGCTAGAACAGGAGCTCCTAGTAAAGGACCACGTAGAAACCAAACTGATGTTACAGATGCTTCTGCACAGAATGGCAAAGAGATGCAATACTACCAACAAGGATTAGATTGGAAACCTAAATCTATTAGTCAAAATGGAAGTTATAATACTGGGGATAAAGTAACTTATGGAACTCCTGAATATAGAGAAGCATATAATAGAGGTGAGGTGATTACAGATGAAGGAGTTCGTTCTCCTATACAATTAGATGAAGTAGTAATAAAAGGAAAGAAGAAAGATAAGAATTGGTTAGAACAATATGCAAGTAAGATTGCAGAAGAGAATAGAGATGCTGGGCTATTAGGTGCAATCATTGGTACACCTATTTCTGCTATTACAAGTCTTCCTCAACTTATGGGAATGAAAGCTTTAACAGGAGAAATGCAAAGACCATCAGAAGGATTAGATATTAAAAATCCTTATGGAGCTATGGCAGTTGATGCTATAGCAGATCCTTCAACCTGGATAGGTGTTGGTGAGTTATCAGGATTAAGTAAACTAACTAAAGAAAAAGCTCTTGCAAAATTATCTAATCTAAAAAATATAAATGCAGAAGGTAAGATATTTAGTGGAATGAACAATCAACTAAATAGTATTGTTAAAAATACTGCAAACACATCAAAAAATTTAGAAGACTTAACTCATGCTAAAGATTGGGCAAAACAATATGGATATGAATTACCAGAAAACTTAGAAAGAATTGCTCAATCTGATGAACTTACTAATAGAACTGTAAGAGGTATGATGAATAGACATAATACTTTTGTTAGAGGCGTGAGTACTAACTGGGATGAACTTGCAACAAGAAATCCTGAAATATTAAGACATCTTGAAGGAAAAGGAATTGATTGGCAAAATAACCCAAAAGCAGCTGCAGAATATATGGCAACGCATGTTCCTATACAAACAGGGTATGGTAGAGCAGACCTAAATCAGCAAGTTTTTGGACAAGGGTTAGATGCAATTTATACATCTAATTCTATCCCTACTGCTGAAGGTTACACTTATGGACAAGGTTATATAACAAAAGTTAAAAAACCAACTGACTTTTCTTCTTTAGATAGAAAAGATTGGATTACTAAAAATAATCCAGAATATTATGAAAATTCATTACCATCATCAAGAGTATTTAGTGTTGAAAATTTAGATCAACTTAATCCTAAAATTGCAAGTGATTTTCTTGAGCAAGGAAGAATCAACAATGATGAATATAAAAAAATGTTAAAATATTTTGAAGAATCAAATAATAAACATGTAGATTTACATAAAGAACACAAAATAAGTGAATTACCAGAAAGCATTTGGGATCAAACTCCTGAGCATGATGAAATATTTGATAATTATTATAATGCATTAAAAAAAGAAAAAGAAGCAATTGCTAAAAATCTTTTTTTTGAAGATTATAGTGGTAAAACATTAAGAACGGAAAGAGCTCCTATTTCTAATTCAGTTTTTCATACTAATAAAATAATTGACAAATTTCTTGCAACTAAAGGTAAAAATACTTGGAGCAGTGCAAAAGGTACTTCTGAAGGAGAGAAATTATATCAAGATATAATAAATATTCAAAAAAATAATCCAGATAATAATAAAGCAGTTTTAGATTTTATACAAAAAAATTATCCTGAGTTTGATCCTATAGATAGATATTCACATTATATACATTTAGGAACTCCAGGTGAAAAAATATTAGAACCAATTAAAAGCTGGGAGATTACTCCTGATATATGGAAGAACAAAAGTAGAGCACATACTAATGCTTATTCTAAGAAATTATCAGCAATGGAAGAAGGAGGAATCATTAAAGATGATAGAGGACAATGGGATCATCCAGGAGAGATAACAGAAATAGGAAGTAATGAAATAACAATGGAAGGAGTTCATTATGATGTTCTTGGTGTATCAGATACTGGTGATACTAAACTAATGAAACCAGGAAAGAATTATAAGTTCAAAGGAAAGAAGGTGACAGAATATCCTATGGCTAAGAATGGTGTAAACCAACAAGATCAAAAAACTTTGCAACAATTAGATCAATTGACTAACTTTACAAATTATAATAAACCACAACCAGGAGGTTGGTTAGAAGCTTACAAATGAAAACAGGTATATATACAATAACTAATACTATTACAAACCATATATACGTGGGAGCTGCTTCTGACATTCTAAAAAGATTAAATCAACATTTATTAGGATTAAGAAGAAATAATCATGATAACGATTATTTACAAAATTCTTTTAATAAGTACAAGGAAGAAAGTTTTATCTTTGAAACATTGGAAGAATGTAACAAAAAATACTTGTACTCTCAAGAACATTATTGGTGTAATATGTTAAATACACATAATAAAAGTTTTGGATTTAATTTAAAACCAACACATCCAGATAACCTATCTTTGTGTAGTGAAGAAACTAGAACAAAAATTAGATTAAAGGCTACTGGTAGAAAATGGTCTGATGAATATAAACAATTGTTTAGAGAAAAACAATTAGGAAAAAAACAATCAGAAGAACAAATTACAAAATCTAAAGAAAGCAAATACAAAAAAGTTTATCAATATTCTTTAGAAGGGAAGTTAATTAAAGAGTGGCCTTCAGCTCAACACATAAAAAAAGAATTAAACATACCAGCAAATAACATATCTAATTGCTGTAATAATAAAAAGTCTTGTAATACTGTAAAAGGTTTTAAATGGACATATATAAATCAAGGCTAAACAAATATAAATCATGAAAGCACAAATTTTAAAAATTGCAGGAGTTAAATCTGAAAAGGAGTTCTATAAAAAGTTTCCTTCAGAAGAAGCCTTTATGAAGAAACATGGTAAAGAGTTTAAGAAAGCTCAGACTGGTGCTGCAATTAATGCATCACAAGTACGTCAACCAGCTTTCAAACCTTTAAGTTATCAAGATCAAGTTGATGATGTTGACAAAATGTTAACAGGTTCAACAGCTGCACAAAGACAAGAGCTTGCACTTAAACAACAAGCTGCTTCAAAAGATAGTGGTAGTGGTGGAGGTTTTGACATTGCTGGTCTTATGAAACTAGCTGGAGGTGCTATGCAAGGAGGAGAAGGCATGGAAGGCATAGGTGATTTGGGTGGAGCTGCAAGTGGTGCTGGAGCAGGTGTAGCAGCAGCAGCAAGATATGGAGCAGATATTCCTATGGCTCAAGATGGAGATTGGTATTCTAAGAATCCTATAGGAGGTTCAACTAGTTATGGACAAGTGCAACCTGTAAGTGGATTAAAATCTGCAGGTTCTACAAATCCTTTAGCTACTGGTGGAACAGGAGGATTTGATGTTTCTAAATTAGGTCCTCAAGGAGTTGGTTCAAAAGCAGAAGATAATACATGGTCTAAAGTGGGAGGAGCGTTAGGTAAATATGCAGGACCAGTTGGAGATGTTATTAGTGGTATTGGAGAATTAAAGAAAGAGAAAGAAGCAAGAAAAGCTGCTGAGCAAGCAAGAGATGTAAGTAAAATATCTCTTCAAGCAGCAACAAGTGTTGATGTAGATGCAAGAAGACAACAATCTGAAAACATAGCTAAGCAAAGAGAAGCACAAATGCCAGTTAATACAGGAGAAGAATTCTTTCCTATATATGGTGTAGGTACAAATGTTCTTGCTAGAAATGGTATGATGTTACAAGGTGGCGGTGAAATACAAAATACATATGATCCATATGATATATATGAAGATAGTGGATATGAGCCATTGAATGATAGTAACGTGAAACAATACTACCATGGTGGAAGATTACATAAAATGCAAGATGGTGGAGGAACTCCTTGGGGAGCTATTGGACAAAAAGCTACAGGCATAGGACAATCATTAATGGGTGGTCAAAATGCTGGTGGTAAAATTGGTGGTACAATAGGTTCAAGTATTGGTAATGCTATTGTTCCAGGACTAGGTGGAGCTATTGGTGGATTTGTTGGAGGATTAGCTGGTAATGCTTTAGATACTAATGCTAAGAGAATGAAGAAAGCACAAGATGCTACACAAAGAAATATGCAAGGAATGGCTAATGCTAATATGGCTAAAGGTATTCAAGCACAGAACCAATCATATATGGAAGATGGTGGATGGGTATCTAACGATTGGACTCCACAAGTTATAGCTTCATTCGGTGGTCTCGATGAACAAGAAGTATATGACTATGCACATGAAGGAATGGATACACTAAGAGCTGGTGGACATTTAAGAGATTACACACCTCCTAGTGATAGAGCTATGGAAATATATGAAGATGGTGGAGAGATTCAATCTTATGGATTAGGTGGAGAGTTACAAACACATTGGGGTGGAGGAGCTGAAACTATTTCACGTAACCCTTACTTACCTGGTACAGGAGAAACAATTATGTTTAGAGGTAAGAGTCATGAAGAATATTCTCCAAATGGAGAAACAGGAATTGGTGTTACATATGGTGGTAACCCAGTAGAAGTAGAAAGAGGAGAACCTATGGTAGAATTAGAAGAAGGTGGAACAATAGATCCTGAAACAGGAGAAGTTCAAAAATCAGGAGTGGTGTTTGGTAATCTTCAAATACCTAATCAATATATAGATATGTTAGGAGATAAAAATGCAAAAGGTAAAAAGTTTAAAAACTATGTAGCTGATTTATCTAAGATAGAAGAAAAACAAAATACTATCATAGATAAATCATCTAAAGAACTTAATGCTCTTGATCCTGTAAACTCTTTTGATAAATTAAAACTTACAGCATTGCAAGCTAATATACAAGGAGCTAATATGAAACTTAAAGATCTTGCTGATAAAAAGATAAATGCAGCTTCTCTTCAGAATGCTATCAATGATACAGCAGAAGAACATGGATTAGTTGCTGATGATCTTGCTAGAGGTAAAGCAAAGGTTGATAAAAAAGCTTTACGAGACTATGCTGAATATGGTAAACAAATGTTTGCAGATGGTGGTTCTATAATTGATCCTTTAGAACAATTAAAAGAATTACTAGGAAATAAAGGATTTGATTATAAACAATCAAGTGGTATAAGAACAGGTTCAAAAACTAAACAAGGAAAAGCATCTAGACATAGTACTGGAGAAGCTATGGATTTAACATTTCCTAAATTAGGAAAAGATTCATACAACGCAATGTTACAAGATCCTGAGATAGCTCAATTCATGTTAGATAATAATCTTACAGCTATAGATGAATATGATGATGACATAAGAAAACAAACAGGAGGATCTGGAGGACATTTGCATATTGGATTAGATAAGGGTACAGCTGTTGCAGATAGATTTAGAAATCAAGCTCAAGCATTGTATGGTGCTAAAACACCAGCTACTACAACTGACAATACTACTAGTGCAGCAACTACTACAACTGAGATTACTAAACCTCCAAAAATGACAACAGCAGAAGCTATTAGTAAAGGATTTAAATACAATCCAACAACTAAGCAATATGAAAAAACAGTTAAAGGAGTACAAGCAACTGATACTGCAACAAATGAAGGGACAGCATTAGAGAAAATTCCTGCAGGACAAAAACGTGGTACATCAGGTTTGTATGGTAAAGTGACACAAGAAGCTTTTGATACAGCTAAAAAAGAAAACCCTTGGTTTGATTGGACAGGTTTTGATCCTTCTAAGAAAGCAGATGTATTACGTTATCAAAATGCATTTAACACTAAAGCTAAAGAGATTGGATCAAAAGCTTATGTTAAACCAGATAGTGCATTTGGAGAACAAACAGCAAGTGCTAGAATAGCTCAAGCTAAACAACAAACTCCTCCTGCTGATAGAGTAGAGATAGCAGATGTATACGAACCTGAAGCAACAACAACTACAGAAGAAACTACTAAAACAAATTGGTGGGACACAGCATCAACTGCATTTAATGCAATACTTCCTAGTATTAGACCAAGTGATGCAGAAGGATTAGATACAGCTCAGTTATATCCAGAGATGTTTGCTATGGCTACTAACCAAGTGGCTCCTGTACAAGCACAAACATTCCAACCTGATTTAGGAGTTCCTTATGATATATCATATCAAGATCAGTTGAATGCTAATCAAGCAGACTATAGAGCAGCACAAAGAATGATGGGTTATAACCCAGCAGCTCAAGCTAATCTAAATGCACAGAAGTATCAGGCTAACCAATCTGTATTAGCTGATCAGTTCAGAGCTAACCAAGCAATGAAAGATAAAGTGTATGGTGAGAATAGAAACATGCTTAATCAAGCTAAACTTACTAACCTTGGTATCTTTGATAAGCAATACGAAAGACAAACAGAAGCATTAGCTAATACAAAAGCTACAACACAAGCTGCTTTGAATTCTATATCTGATAAGTATGCTAAGAATAAATTAGAGAACAGAGAGTTGAAAACATATGAGAATATGTACAACTATAGATTTGGTCCTAACTTCAGAGCACAGAACATGAATCCTTTAGCACAGTTTGATACAGATTATAAAGGAGCTTCAGCAGAAGAACTCGATGCTATGTCAGCTTATAAAAAAGCATTAGCTAAAAGAGAAGCTGCTGAAGAAAAGAAAAAGAAACCTTCATTAGCTGGAGAAAGTATTGCCAAAAGAAATGGTTCTATCGTAAAATCTTACAAGAATATATAATTAAACTCATTATAAAACATTACTACAAAATGTTATTAAATTTTGATAGTATAATAATTTAAATTAAATTTGCTAATCTACATATTTATATGTATTAAAATAACAGACTATGGCTTCATGGGCAGATAAAATACCAACTTTCAATCCTTACGTACAACAACTTCCTGTAGATGCTATGGTGAAGGTTGGTATGGCTAAACAAGCTCAGTATGAGGAAGGGGTACAAAAGATACAAACAAGTATTGACAATGTTGCAGGACTTGATGTTGCTAATGATGTAGATAAAAAGTATTTACAATCTAAACTTAACTCATTAGGTAATAACTTAAAATTGGTAGCTGCTGGAGATTTTTCTAATTTCCAGTTAGTCAACTCTGTTTCTGGTATGGCTAAGCAAATTACCAAAGATCAGAACGTAATCAATGCTGTAAGTTCTACATCGTGGTTGAGAAAGCAACAAGCTGAAATGGAAAAAGCTATTTCAGAAGGAAAATCTTCACAAGCTAATCAATGGGACTTTGGAGAAAAGGCAAATAGATATTTAAATTCTACTAAAGCTGGAGAAAAGTTTAATGGAAGATACACTCAATATACAGATGTAAACAAAAAATGGTTAGAAGTTTTTAAAACTTTACATCCTAGTATAACAGAAGAGGATATGCCATATGTTAAAAATAATGATGGCACTATAAATTATGGTAAGACAGCTGCAGCAATGACTGAAATAAGTAAAGAAACAGTATCTGAACAACAGATAGCAGATGCATTACGTTCTAGTTTAACTCCTGATGATCTAAATCAATTATCTATAAATGGTAGATACCAATTTCAAAGTGCTGGTCCAGAACAATTAAATCAATACTCTACAAAAAAATATGAAAGTGCAGTTAAAGGATATGATGGTTATATAAAACATTTTGAAGGTCTTGCTAACATGAGCAATGCTGATCCTGAAGTAAAGAAACAAGCATTAGCATCAATTGATTATTATAAAAAAGCTAAAGAGAATGCTAAGATAGAATTATCAGAAGATCTTGAATTGTCAATTAGTAATCCCGATGAAGCTAAATCTAAAATTTATAAGAATGGAGCCATAGAAGAATTTGCACATGCCTATTCTTGGGAAAGTAATAAATTAAAAATTTCAGAAAATCCTATATTAAGTGCTGAGTACAAAGAAAAGAATTATCGTTTAGACGTGGCTAAATATGATTTATCTGTTAAAGCTGAAAAATTTAACCAATGGAAAGATATAAAAACTTTAGAAAATTCAGATAGAGATTATGATTTAAAACTTAAAGAGTTAGTTCTCAAAACTACAGGAAGTCAAAGTGGTGCTGTTGTATATGGTGGTAAAGCTACAAATATAAAAGATCCATTAACAGCTATGAATAATGATGCTGTAGAGTCTGACGCTGCTGCTAATTCTATTATATCTAAGTATGCAAAAGCAAACAATGTTAATTTTGATACAGCACAGAAAAGATTTGAAGCATACAGAAGAGGAGATAAAACTGCTATTGATAGTAGATGGCAAGGTGAAGCTCAAAACTGGAAAAAGAATACAACAGAATCTGAAAATATTTTAGAAGCAATTGCCTTAACTAAAAAAGAAGTATATAGTTCTGATGAAGCTAAAATAGCTAACGCTAAATTTAAAGCTGATGTTAATGCACTTCCTGCTTTAAAATATAATATTAATGGTAAAGTGTACTCTTTTACGAAAGAAGAATTAGTTGAGTACACAAAAAAAACTAAACCTATCACTGCAACTTATGGTTTAAATATTACTAATAAACCATTAACATTAAAAGAAAAAATTCTAGATAGTATTTCAAAAAATGATATTACAGCAGCAAATAATTTAAATAGATATCGTGTTGCTGTTGATAATAACTATAGAAATATTAAAAAATTAGATGATAGAGTTAATGAGATATTGTTAGATAGAAATGGATCATATGTTCCAGCTGTCTATAATATGAATGTAACAAATAAAGAAGGTGCTACGTCTAGAGATAATATGGAAGGAATAGCTATGAATGCATTATTAAAATTTGGTACAACACTAGGAGGTCAAAAAGGAGGTGCAGAAACTTTAAGTGCTGACAAAGTTAATATAGCAAGAGGGTGGTTAGCTGGAGAAGGTAAAGATGATATACAGTATAAAAGACTTAAACAAGGTAAAAAGCAATATATTGTAATGATTAAAGGTGCTGAAGAAATTGTTGTACCATTAACAAATGAAGAAATACCGTTTCTACCTAAAAATGAAAATGAACCTTCTCCTGTAGAAGCTGATGTAATATCATTACAAGAAAAATTTAACGGTACAACAAATTATAAACATATTCCTCATAAAGGATATTTTCAACCAGAAGATTTTACAAATGTTAAAAACTTAAATGTAACAGCTGATCTTGAATGGGATGAAAGTAATCATTCATTGAATTACATTAACTATAATATTAAACTTCCATCAGGTTGGTATTACATGCAACTAGAAGGATATAAAATGAGTGCTGATGAAGCTGCAAAAGTTATACAAGGAAATACAGATAATCAGATAAAGCAACTGTTCTTAAATAATCCTAAAGTTGGTTCAAAGATTAAAAAAGAAATACTAAACCTTAAATAATAAACCTATGCCAGATTTTGATAAAAATCTTCAACCTATAATTGAAAGTACAAAGTTTCCTGGATTTGATTTAAATGTACAAGAAGTAAGACCACAACCTATGCCAGATCTGTTATCAGGGTTTGGTGGAGGAACTTCTGATCATACTGAAAAAGATATTTATGATATATTAGGACAAGCTCAAGCAAATTCTAGACAGAAAGGTAGAGGTGTTAGGGTTATGGATGCTCAATTAGTAGCTAATAAAAGATATGATTTCTTTAATCCTACTATAGAGAACTATGAAGACTTTGCATCTTATGGTCAATCTGGTTGGGAGAAAGCTAGGAATGGTGTACTTAAAGGAACTAATCTAGCAGGTACAACAGTACTTGGTGGGTTTGGTATGTTATATGGTATAGGTAAATCTTTGTTTGGTTCAGAACATAAACTATCTAGTATATGGGATAATGAGATTATGCAAGGGTTAGATAAATGGAATAACAAAGTTGATCAAGAGTATCTACCTAATTACTATTCTGAAAAAGAAACAAATGCAGATTGGTATGATAGAGATAACTGGATGACTACTAATTTTCTATTTGATAAAGTTATTAAGAATGCTGGATTTGCTGTAGGAGCAGTATATTCTGGTAACATAGCTAATGGAGTGTTAGGTGCAGCTGGTGCTGTTATAGGAGAGTCAGCTATGGCTAGAGCTATAGCTATGGAATCTTCTCAAGTATTCAAAGCATTTGCTCCATTATTAAAGAATACAGCAAGAGCTTTTTCTAAAGCTAAAAATATTGAAGCTTCGGAAGTATTAAAAAAAGGTATAACATCTATTGCAGATGTAGCAGACCAATCTTCACAGATAGCAAAAATTGCTAAGATAACAAATCAATTTAATAATTTTAGTGATGCTGCAAGAAGAACAGCAATAGCTGCTTATTCATCAGGAGGTGAAGCTACATTTGAAGCATTACAAACTTCTAATGAGCATAGAACTAATTTAATTAATAATTATAAAAATACACATGGAGGAGTTGGTCCTACAGGAAAAGATTTATCAGATATTGATAATGAAGTTGCTGATGTAGGAAGAGCTTCTTTCTTAGGTAATATGGCTTTGTTATCTATAACAGAATATGTGCAGCTTCCTAAGTTATTAGGAAGTTCATACGCTGCTGAGAGACAAGCTTCAAATAGTTTATTAGGGAAAGCAGATGATGTTCTTCTTGACAAAGGGAAATATATAGCTAAAGAAGCTACAACTAAGTTTGGTAAATTATATAACAGAGCTGCAGGAGTAAGTAGATATGTTTTTGATCCTAAAGAAGGTGGTCAAGAATTAGGACAATATGCTTTACAAGTAGGAACACAAAACTATTATAAAAAATCTAGAGAGACAGGTGCTGCAAATATGTGGACTGATGGATTTGTTTATGGATTTGTTGGAACAGATGAAAAAGGAGAAGATGTTGGAGCTTTAACTTCTAAAGCAGGTGCTGAAGGTGGTATAATAGGTGCATTTACTGGAGGAGTTATGCAAGCAAGATCAACTTATGCTACAAAGAAACAAGCTAAAACAGGAACTGCTAACTTTTTAAATTTACTTAATGATGCACCAACATTTAGAGATGCATTTAAAGATAAATTAGATTCAGCTAATAGAGGTATTAAACTTCAAGAACAACAACAAGATGCTGTACTTAGTGGTGATAAATTAGAAGCTATTGATTTAAGATCAGACATGGCTATAAACTATTTATCTGCTCGTATCAAGTATGGTAGAATGGATATGGTACAAGATGATATTGCTGACTTAAGACAATATAGTATAACAGAAGAAGGACTTGCATCATTGAAAGAACAAGGACTTGCTAATATAAATGATACAAGAGAATCATATCAAAAAAGACTTGATAGTTTTGAAACTATGTCTAAGAACATAGAACAAATATACAAAGCAACTGACTTAATGTATAGTGGTGCTATACTAAAAGATGAAAAAGGTGATCCTGTAGTATCTCCTGATGGAAAACAATTAAGAAAATATTCTCCACATGTAATTGATAAAATGGTTTATTCAGCCAGTAAAATTACAGATTATGATCTTCGTATACCAGCAGTCAATGCATCACTTATAGCTGCTGGTGTTAATACAATGGATGTATTACAAAGTATCATATTAAACAATAAACCTAGTAGGGAAGCTACAGATGCAGCATTAAAACAAATTAATGAACTTGACATACGCTCTGACTTGAAAGATCAACTTAAAGCAGATCTATCAGATGTTATTGAATTATCTTTACGTAGAAAACTATTCTTACAAGAGCATGCTGATATAACAAAGAACCCATTAAATTATGAATACAATCCAGAATTTGAATTTGGTGAGTCTGAAGAACTAGATGTCAAAGTAGAGCAACAAGAAAAAGTTAAAGGGAAAAGAAAACCTTTAATCACAGAGAAAGAGTTAGAAGTTAACAAAGAGTATTCATTAAAGGAACCTTTAAGAAAAGAAGGGTCTACATTACAGCTTGCTCCAAAGATCACTGTGCTTTCTCAAACATTAGGTGGTGAGTTTGAGGTGAGACTTCCTAATGGTCAAATAAAGTTTCTTACACCAACAGAGTTTAAAGAATATAACATTTCAGATGAAGATAATACTTCTGAAGAAATGGGTGATATCTTAGATAAAGCTATTGACACTGTATTAGATAAAGAAGAATATGCTGATTACAAAGATCAATTAGAAATAGCTGGTGCTGAAAATGTCTTTAGTAAACGAGAATTTATAAATGATCTAGATGATCAAAAGTTAATTGATGCTATTGAGAAAGAGTTCAACGCTAAAACAAAAGATTTATTAGCACAAAGAGAAAAAGAAAGAATAGCAAAAGAAAAACTTGCTGCCACTAAAGAAACTCTTGATAAAGAATTAGAAAAGTTAGCACCTACAGGAGGTTCTGTAGAAACTGTTAATATTGTTGCAGGAGAAATTATTGGTACTGAAGATAAAAGACCTGATGTTAGTATAGTTTTTTTAAAAACAATTTCTCCTTCTGAAGAAGAAAAGAATAAAGAAACTAATAATATTCCTCATATAAAAAGAGCTAGAACGTTCTTGAATAATTTGAAATTCTTTAAGAATAGAAATAAAATAAAAGCAATTATTGTCACTCCTAATAATGCTGAAGCTTTAGGATTAAAAGGAATTGTACAACTATCAAACAACAAACTTGAATTCAATGAAGATGGTAGTGTAATAGATAATCTTACAAAAGAAGAAACTGATGTTGAAATGGGTTTCATGGCTCAAGTGTTTATTACACAAACAGCTGAAGGAGATTTCTTTGTTAATGAAAAAGGAGAGAAGTTAAGTAAAATAGGTCCAGGTAATCCTACTATACTTAATGATGTTGTATTTCAAACAATGACTTCTGCTAGTTTAACTACAGAGGGAGGATATACAAAAATTAGAAAAGGTCAAGAGGAAAAAGCTGAAATAGCTTTAGAAGCATATAAGATATTTAGAGCTGATGTATTTGCTCAAGAAGGATATACACCTTATTCATTTTCTATATCAAGAGGTATACCAAATCAAATTGTAGTTAATGGTGTATATGAAGACAATCACATGTCTGATATACTTGGACCAAATGCAGAAAAAATAATAGCTGAACATAATGGATTGATTGAAGTTGTAACTACTGGACAAGTAGAAAACAATGCAGAACTATTATCTTTTAATGAAGGAACAGCATTAATTAGATTTGGTGATCTTTTAGATTTTGCAAACAACAAAGTCTTAACTAATAAACAAGCTCAGAATGTATTTGCTGTAATAGATGCAATGGCTAAAGATTTAATTGCTAAATCTAGTACAGCTAAAGCAGGAAGACCAGACTATGGATATATTACATTCTTGAAAAATGTTCTGTATTTTAAATTTAAAGGAAACCCAACTACTCCTAGTCAAATAAGTCTTGATACTAAAACAATGGAGTTTAGAATTGGAGACAAATCTTTTGATTTATTTAAAATTGCTGACAATAAACAAGCAATAACAAATGCTCTTCAAGATGCATTTATTAGTGTTAACAATAAAACATTAGCTGAAGGAACATCTAAAAAGTTTACAGAATATGTAACTGATAAAGATGGAAATTTAACAAAGGTTGTATGGACAAATTATCAATCATTTTTATTATCTGGTAAAAATCCTGATGGTTCTAAAAGATCTACAGGAGAAACTCCTTTGATTACACATACAGCCAAGCCTACAGATAATTTAAATTCATACAAACAGAAGTATGCATTTATAACAGATACAGGTGTTCTTCCTTATGATAGAGTGCCAGTTAAAGAAGTTAAACCAGCTCCTGTTGCAACAACACCAGGTGTAAAAAAAATTGGTAAGTATGAAGTAAATAATGGTAAAGAAGAAACTCTTGAAGTTGGATCAGGTCCTGTATTATTTACAGCAACATTATCTCCAGAAGGAGTGATTGATGTGGATATGAAAGATAATGACACAATAGAGGCATTGTCTACAAACCAAGGAAAACTTAATGAGTTTGAACAAAAACTTACAAGTGGTGCATCTAAAGAATACAAAGATGCATATGAAAAACTTTCAAATGAGGAACAAGTTAAATTATTTCTTTCTACAGCAATAAAACAAATGCTGGAAAAAGAATATGCAACACAATTAGAAGCTCCAGTAGTTGAAGAAGTGGTACAACCAATAGCTCCACCAGAAGTTGTAGCTCAACAAGATGTAGAAGCTAAGAAAGCTGATATAGAAAATAATGATTTTGTAATTAAAATAAAAAAGATAGGACAGAGCTATGCAGGAGGAAAACAGTTTGTTAATACAAAACAAACAGGAAAAGAATTTTTAGAACAGGTTAATTATGAAATGTATGGTGAAAAAGTTCAAGCAGAACATTTATTATATTTTAAAGATAAATTTGATGGAGCATTATATGATTTAATTAATAGAGGATATAAAGAGCTTACTGGTAAAACTTTTGAAGAGTATGATGCAGAACTAGCTGCTTTAGAAGGTGGTGAAGAAACAAATATAGGTAAAGAGATTACAGCTGTTGCACCTTTCAATAAAGGAACCATCACTGGTAAAATAATAAGTGTAACAGAAAACAAAGCTAAAAAAGGATTATATTCTATTACATTAGATAATGGAGAAAGAGTTTCAGGAAGTTTTGAAGATAATAAATTTACTTGGATACAGAATGAAGATACTCCATCAGAGAAACCATATGATCCTTCTAAGTTAAAAGGAAGAGATGATGCTCCTGAGTTTAGAATGGTGGGAGCAGCAGATGTTTCTGATAGAATGACTAACGCTGAGTTAGAAATATTCAAACAATGGCATGCAGAAAAAGTTCCTTTCATTCCTTTTGAAGTTCTTGAAAGAATGGTTAATGTGAATGACACTGAAGAAGCTTGGGGTGTATTTGAAAATGGTGTAGCTAAGTTTGTAAGAGGTGGATTAAGAGGTACAGAGTATCATGAAATTGGTCATGGTATATGGACTATGTTATCTACTGAAGAACAAGAAGCTTTATTAAATGAATTTAGATCTAAACCTGGTACATTTACAGATAGACAAAGTGGTAAGAAGATTGAGCATATAGATGCTACAGATACTCAAGCTGAAGAAAGAATATGGGATGACTTCTCTGATTTTAGACTTGGTAAACTTCCTGCTAGATCATTAGGAGAAAGAGTTCGTAGATTATTTAAAATGGTTATGGACTTCTTCAAATCATTTGGAAGTAAACCATCATTAAAAGATGAATTATTTGAAGCAATTGAAGCTGGTAGATTTAAAGAAACAAAACTATCAAAGAGAGCCAAGACTATGGCTCCTAAATATAGAGCAATAGAAGGACTAACAGAAGAGCAAACTAACAACTATATCAATGATATGGTGGTTCAAGCTAGTCGTATTATTTTTAGAGAAGGAAACAAAGATGTTTTATTCAATCCTGAGAAACTCACAGGAAGTCAAGTATTTGATAAAGTGAGAGAGGATTATGAATCACGTGGAGCAATAACTGCATTAGGAGAAAAAAGATATAATGAACTTGTTAAAAGAACCATTGATTCAATAAGAACAAGAGGTATATCATTTAATGCAGAAGAAGTTGTATCTATAAATGATGAGAACGCTAATGGAAAAGAATATGCACAAGATACATTCTCTGTAGATTGGAAGAAACATTCTACAGGAGCACTTAAGTTCTTACTATCTACACTAGCTGAAAGAAAAGCATTAAATCAAAATAATGTTCAAAAAGGAACACCATTAAAACCTGCAGAATTTAACTTCTCTAAGGAAGGATATAAAGTATTAAACTTCAATAGAGTGTTTGCTACATTGTTAGATAGACTGCATGGTACAAATGATCCTGCTGAGTTCACTGAAAAATTCATACAACTTGCAAAAGAAGATTCAAACTATCTTCCTTTGTTTGTATCATTAGGTGGTAACCCAGTTACACATACATTTGATTTTGCTGATCCTAATAAATTTAAAGAATCAGATTGGAAACTATTTATACAGTTCTTTAATACATTTACAAGACAAAAACCTGATGCATTGATTCAATACATCTCTGAAGAAGGAGATGTATATACAGGATCTGCAAACATATTTACAACAGTTAAAGCAACAGTTGATAGTTGGGTAGATAACATGAAGGTTATTGGAAAAGGTCCAGGTGGATTGATTAGTTATGATAAGGCTAATAAAGTTTATAAAATAGACACTACACTTAAAACAGGAATTAAATCTCTTCCTACCAAACAATATCAAGACATGTTAAGTTTCTTAGGTAAGATAGGTGTAGAGTTTCCTATTGGAACTTATCAAGCATTAACTAATAGAGAGATTATTGTAAAAGGAGAAACAACTACAGAGATAAAAGAATTTAATAAAGCTGTAGCTCAAATAAAAGCTTATTTAGGAAAGAATAATGAACTGATGACATTTGATGCTAAGAAATTAGACATTGGTGGTCCTCTTAGAACATTAGCTGGACTATATACTAGAGTGAACAATCCTAATCAAGACTCTACATATTTTGGTGTAGAGGGGCAACGTATTGGTTCATTCTCAGAAAATAATGCTCCTTCTTATTTTGAAAATACATTCAATGAATCAAAAACATTAACTGAGCTTTTAGAAAAAATGCCTCAGTTAAATGATGTATATTCTAGAGGAAGTGAAATATTAAAACCAGGTGGTCTATTCTTCAATAAAGATGGAGAAAGAATAGCTACAATATCTGTAGGATATATTCAAGGAAGTAAGAATGAACTTACAGGAAAAGATAAATCTACAGCTAAGTTAGCTAAAGGAGAAAGATTTGTGCAAGAGATGAATCAAAACATTAACGGTAACTATTATGTTCTTATTCCTGGAGATAGTTCAACAGAATGGATGATGAACTTAGGTAATGTCATATCTATGGATGATGTTATGTCAGGAGATCATTGGGGTAAAGTGTATAGTATTTATAGTAACTATTTAACTGATGATATTAATTTAGCATTAGAGAATAGAAAACAAAATATATATCAAAGAGCCAGGTCTCAAGAACTTAGAATCATGAGAGATATTCTTCCTCAGAATATTGTTGAGGACATTGAAGAAATGATTGAAAATATTAATTTAAATTTTGAAGATTATACTTATGATGATATACAAGATTATATTTCTGCTAACAAAAAAGAAATAGATGCTTCTGTAAAATCTTTTATAGAAGGAACATCAGAAGGAACATTTGATACATTAATTAACTCCAATCAAATAAGAATGGTGGGAGAAAATAAATATAGTCTTGATAAATTTGATACAGAGTTTTTGAAAAAGTATAATTTAAATGGACAAGTTTCACTTGATGAAGTGATGAATCTTATAAACTTCACTAACATTAATTATGCAATAAACAATCAAGAATATCACAAAATACTGTTTGGAGATCCTTATCAATTCAAAACTGAGAAAGGAAAACTAGATGAAACAAAACGTATCAAATCATTTCTTTCAGGAAGAAGAAGAACATTTGATCATCCAGATTATAATAACTTCTTAAAGACAACATATAATAATGTAGATGGTGTTGAGTTAGATGATAAGACACCAGGATATCATGAGTACAAAGAATACGCTAACACTATTACATTTGATGATGTAGAGATTGTTGGTAGCACTGTAAATATAAATACTGATTATGCTAAAGTTAATGAGACAGATGCAATGTCTTGGTTAATGGATGCTACGCACAAAGAGATTGCACTTAAAGAAGGACAATGGAGTGATGAAGCTGAAGCTTTTCATCAATGGCACATGGCTTATACAAGAAGAGCATTTGATAAAAAAGGAATTAAAGCATATACAAGTGAACAATTAAAAGCAAAAGATGCTAAATTGTTAGAATCTCCTATACCTAAGCACAAACTTGCTGTAAGAAAACCTATCATCTCTGGTAATAAAAACAATAAAACAGAATTAGATATTGTATTAGATAAGACATCACAGATGCCTCTTTACTATCACATGGTTGAGGATACTAGTTTAGGAACAATATATGAGCAAATGTTTGATCAAAACATTGGTTATGGTATTGTTATATCTGGTAGAAAGGTAGGGTCTGAAGGAAATCATAATATATATGTAGATGGTAAAGTTAATACAGCTAAGTTTGAAAACATAGTAGAGGTTCCTTGGAAGATATATGGTACACAAGTAGAAACTATGTCTGAAGGAGAAAAGACACAAACTAGAGGTTCTCAACCTACAAAGGTGGCTACTATGGATCTTTATGAAAATGGAGAACCAATTGGTGATACTCCTGAAAGAAAAGAGGTTATTAGAAAAGCTGTTAAAAGACATGATGGTACTTTAGACATGCTTAATGAAAATGCATACAATGAGTTATTGAATAGACTTGGTGTTGTAGATCTTGGAGATACATATGCTCTTGAGAATAATCAAATCATATCAGAAACTCTTATGTATGAGATGATGAGAAGAGATCTTTCTGAGAATGCTAAAGATACAATTCAGCTAGATGAGAATGGTGAATTCCCAATACCATTTGAAGCATCTCCTTCTTATATACAGATTAAGAATATTCTTTATTCTATGGTGAATAAAGCATTAATTTCTCCTGCAATGAGTGGAGCTCCACATGTACAGGCTCCTGTTACAATGTTTGAACAAGCTACAGAGGGAAGAAGTTTTGCTAGAAAGATTGATAACAAATGGGTTAAGATTACTAAAGCTCAATATAAAGCTCTTACAGAAGAAGAAAAGAAGGGTGTGATGCTTACAGACGATACACTTAAGTTCTATGAAGATAAAGATGGTAAACGCTATTGTGAAGTGTTACTTCCTCATTGGTTTAAGAATAAGTTTGGAAAGATGACAGATGACCAAATTCTTAAGTATTTAGATACAGATGAAGGTAGAAAGATATTAACTGGTATAGGTTTTCGTATTCCTACACAAGCTCTTTCATCTATGGAAGTATTTAAAGTGAAAGGATTCCTTCCTCAATATATGGGCTATACAGTGATAGTTCCTTCTGAAATTACTACTAAAGCAGGATCGGATTTTGATATTGATAAATTGAACATGTACCTTAAATCTATATACACAGATAAAAATGGAAATGTTAAATTAGTTAAATGGTTAGGAACAGAACAAGCTACAAAAGATTTCTTCACTAAGGTGTATGATGAATCAACAGAAAGAAAAGCTTTAAAGAAAGCAGAACTTATAGAAGCTGTTGATACATTGGTCTATGGACTAGATGATACAAAAGGATTAATAAAGAAATATGGAGAATACATTCTATCTATACAAGATAAGTATGATGATCCTTTTGCATTTAGAGCTGAGATGGAAAAAGAGTTAGATAAACTAACTGATGATAATATAAATGCTGAATTGAGACAAGCTTATATAAATAATATGTATAAGAAATCTCTTGAGAATGAATACTATGATTCATTAGAAGAACTTCTTACACTTCCTGAAAACTTCAATAGATTAATTACACCTGTTGATGATGCAGGTCTTGAGAAAATTGCTGAGTTGTTAGATGAAAAAAGAGGATATAATGAATCAAATATAAAAGGAAGACTTATCAATAGAAACTTCATGACCAATATGCGTCATGCATTTATCACTGGTAAGAGATGGGTAGGTATTGCAGCTGTTAATATTACAAACCTTTCATTAAGACAGAAGAGTAAAGTGTATTTAGATCCTTCTAAGATTACATCTTTATCTGCAAGAGAACGTGAGTTTGTAGAAGACCTTGTAGGAAATATTAGCATAGTTCTTCCACATAATACATTAGATGTTGAAGGAAAAACATATGTTTCGTTATCTGGAACAAGAACAGCTGATCTTAAACAACTTATTTCACAAAGACTATCTGGATATGCTACAGCATTTGTGGATATTGCTAACAAACCTTTCATCACTAAGATTATAAAAAGTGATACAGTGGTGTCTACATTTATGTTCTTAGAAGCTATTGGTGCTGGTAATACAGGAATCTATTTCTTAAACCAACCAATCATTGAGAAGTATTTAGAATACTTAGATAGTATTGGATCAAAGAGTGTTATGGGAAAAGATAATCTTTCTTATATTAGAGATCAATTCCCTACAACAGAAAAAGCAATGAGAGATGCTAGAATATCTGTAGATCAATTATTAGATAACATACAAGAGTATAGTGAGAAAGGTGAATTTGATCAACGTAAAAATGCTGAGCAACAATTGATATTGAATGAATTCATTAAATACAAAATATTAGCAGATCAATTATTTAGTTATACACAGTCTACAAACTATGATACAACAAGGTTTGGTAGTTCAGATGCTCTTCTTAAGAAAGAATGGGCTACATTCAACACTAGCAACTTTAACTTGATATCTAATGTAGATGAGGTGTTGGCTAATACATTTATAGGTAAACAAGCTGAACTTCTTTCTAAATCATTTGCATCCTTTGGTGCTATAATGAAGACAGAACTTCCTGAGATAAAAGCATACACTATTGCTACATTGAAAAAATATGCTACAAGAAAATACATGTCATCTGATGATTATGAAAAGATAGCTAACTTAATCAAGAATTCTTTTGTAGATTATGTTATTCAGAATAATACAACTATATCTAACATGGTTGAACCTTTGCTTGTGAATTCTGAAACTGCAGTGGTTAATCAATTAGAACAAGCTAAGCAGAAGTATCCTAATATGCAGATACTAAAAGATCTTATTCCTGTACTAGGGAATAGAGATGGAAGTGCTAAGTCTATACAGCTTAAAGCAAATGTTAAAGATGCATATAGTGAGAACTTATATGTAGGTATGATGAGAGAGATGAGAGACATTCCAGAACTTAATAATCTGTATAATAACATTGTCAATGTTGCTATATTACAAGGAGTGGGTCAATCTGCTATATCTATAAGAAACATTATTCCTGTAGAAGATTATGCAGCTAAGATTGCTCCTATTATACAACAGCTTACACCAAACCCAACATTAGATGCTTTCGAGAATGGAATGTTTGAAAGAAACAATTTCACAAACAAAGATGTAATCACTGATTTCACACCATATGTGTACACACCAGAGCCTGATGAGAATGGACAATACAATGAACTAAGTATAAGAACTAATCCTAATACAGGAGAAGATGAATTAGTTCATTTCTTACCAGCATTTACATCAATGAAAGGAGTTTCTAAAACATCAAGAAGATTATTAATGTTAAGTGATAGATTTAATTCATTTCAGTTGTCTTCTGATTTCTTAAGAATACCTAAAGTGATCACTGATAAGAATAGTGATGATGGTAAGAAGGTTAATGTAATGACAGGAATAGAAGTTACAAAAGCTGACTATGCTAAAATGAAACAAAAAGGTTCACAAGATCTTTATGATTCATATTATTATAAGAAGGTGTACACAACTAACAAAGATAAGTTTGGTAATCCTATTCCATTAACAACCATTGGTGCTACTAAGCAAGGTGACCCTTTGACTAATTACTATTATAAACTAATCAATGTGTATGGAGATGGTAATAGAGCTGTAGAGTTTAATAAAGAGTTTGGCCCTTCTGTTATTGATAATGGATCAATGAGAATCAAGCAAGAGTTGAATGATCAAGATATTGTTAATCAATTTGCTTCACAGATTGCAGAAGAAGTTGTATCTTTACCAACAGAAGAAGAAATAGTTGCACCTACACAAATGATTGGAAAACCAAAAGGAGTAGAAGTTAAAGAAGGAATCTATGTAAACCAAGAAGCTTTGTCTAAAGATGAGCAACTTGAATTATTTGATTATCTAAAACCATTCTTAGAAGAACAAGCTGCTAAAACTAATAAAGGAGAAGCTGCTAGTAAAATGATTGGATTAGGATTGAGATGGGATTATAAGTCAAACAATCCTGGAAAACAAGCTATGAATATTCCAGATGTTATCAATCCAGGAAACAAAACTAAATATGGATACTATGATAGTTCTATTAACAATCAACCTTTGGCACCTATCACTCCTCGTTTTAGAGAGTTAATGCAAAAGGCTACAGGTGTAGATATGACTAATTATGATGGTGCCATTATTAATCTTTATGAACCTAATAGTTTTATTAGTTCTCATAATGATGTAGATGAAAGTAGATCCGCAATTGGTTATCCTGTAATAGGAATTAACATTGGTGGTACAGGAAACTTCTCTATTGAATCAAGAGATGGTGCTCCTAAACAATTAAATCTTAAAGCAGGTGCAGGATATGTATTTGGTGTTGATGGTGTAAACAGAGAAGTTTATCATAGAACTTTTGCTAAACCTCAAGATAGTTTCTTACCAGAATTAACAACTAAATTAGATGGTAAAGCTTACGAACCAGGTTCATATAGAGTGACAGTTACAATGAGAAGAGTATTGCCTTTAGAACTAGGTATGCCTAGTAAACCAACTATTATATCTACAGAAACTATAAGTGAAAAACCTGAAGGAATAACTCAAGAAGAATGGGATGGCTTATCTCAAGAAGAAAAGAATAAAATAAACGAATGTTAATATGGCACATTGTGTAAATAGAAGTTCTCCAGAATTTATAGCATTAGCTGAACAATCTAATATCAATCCAATAATTCTTGCTGCAAAGGTTTCTTTGTGGCAGGAAGAAAACGGATTAGATAATTTTCCTGCATTAGAAGATGTAGTAAAAACTACAGAGGAAGAAGTTATAGAACAGGAAGCTTCTCCAAAACTAATTAGTTTAATGAAGGAATTCATTAAATCAATTGGTGTTGATTACAAACTTGTTAGCGATATTGTTGTAGATGGTGTTAAACAAGATGCAAATGGTGTAGCTCTTATAATGCAAAAGCTTATTCAAGTGGTAGAAGGACAAGAAGATGTAGCTCTTCCAGAAGAAGCTATGCACTTTGCTGTTGAGATTATAAGACAAACTAATCCAAAACTATATCAACAATTACTAAAAGAAATAAATGGACATCCTAAGTTAAATGCTGTAATAGCTTTATATGGTAATGATCCAGCTTATCAGAAAGATGGAGTTAGAGATATAGTAAAACTTAAAGAAGAAGCTATTGCTCAAGTGTTAGCTAATAGATTAGAAGATGTTGTAGGAAGAACTTGGTTTCAAAAAATTATTGATTTTCTAACACCTAGATTCATGAAAGCTGGATTTGATAAAGCTTCTATGGATGTTCTATCAGGTAAGATAGCTAGTGTAGAAGATATAGATGTTTCTCAAAGAGGTGCTTATTTCCAACTCTCTACTGGAGAAAGAGTGTTTAATGATTTACTAGAAACATCTAAGAGAATAAAAACAAAAGATGGAGGATATGAATTAGATGGTATAAAATCTGTAAGAAGGGTTTCTGATTTTGCTAAAGAATTCTATGAAAGAATATTTCCACCATCAGCTAAGTCTGAATTTGAAGATGCTGTAAACTCACTTAAAGCAGAGAAAGGAACAGCAGGACATACTGATATTGAATATGCACTTAAGATGCTTGTAGATCCTACAACAGGACTTCTTAGAGAAGAAATGGAAGATGATAGTGATTACATATCAAAGCTTAATCCTAATGATAGAAGGATGTATGAGATACTTAGAGATAATCTAAAAGAACGTCTATTGGCTATTGATGAGAAGGCTCCTGGAACTAGATTTATGTCTGAGGTAAAGATATTTGATAAGAAAAGAAAAATTGCTGGTACAGTGGATTTTATTGCTGTTACTCCTGATGGAAAGACTAGCATTCTTGACTGGAAGTTTATGGATCTTAATACAGATAGGTATGAAGATGTTCCTTGGTATAAAGTGGAAGCTTGGAGAATACAGATGGGTAAGTATAAAGATATCATCTCTACTAACTATGGTGTAAAGAGTCAAGACTTTGATCAAACAAGAATGATTCCTATATTGGCTAAATATACAAAAGCTGATTTTGAAAAACAAATTCTTCCTAGACTTTTAGAAGTGAAAATAGGAAGTGCAAACATTCAAAACATTGAAGAAGATTACTTACTTCCTGTAGGTTTAGCAGATGAGAAAACAGGAAACAAAAAGATTGATAAATTAATTGAGCAGTTCAATGCTACTTACAGAAAACTTGCTGAAGAAAAAGTTAATGAATCTGAAAGATCAAGTAAAGCTGAACAATTAAATGCTTTGTATAAAGCTATTAGACATTTACAAATTAAAGGAAACGTTGTTCCATTAATTAATCAAGCTAAGATATTAAACAAACAAGTGTCAATGTTGTTGAAAAGATACAACACTGACTTTGAAGGAAAGGACCCTTCAGAAGTAGATGCAGATAAGATAAATGCTTTTGCAGGAATGATTAGAATTCACTTAGAAGCATTGCAACCATACTTAAATCTTAAACAATTAGGAACATTACTTACTGATGAAACAGAAGAAAATGATAAACTAAAACTAGAACTTGGAGCTACAAGAGATAAAGTTGAAGATTATATATTTCAACTTGAAGAACTAGATGAAACTTTTGGAGAGAAATTTAATAATACTAGTAGTACACCAGAAAAAGTTGTAAAAGGTATTACTAAATGGTTCTCTAGTATATCTACAATACAAGTTGCAAACATTCAAACATTATATAAACTTGCTAATAAAGCATTTGGTTTATCTAATATAGAAACTTTAGAACAGGTAAAAAGATTAAATGTTTTAAAAGATGAATACACTAAGTGGGCATCTAGTAAAGGATTGAGTATTGGTAACTATTTTAATATTCTTATGAAGAAAGATAAGAATGAACTAATAGATCAATACGATAAAAAGTTTTATGATGAGTTGAAATCAAGAATAGCAAAAAAAGATGTTGATTGGATTTTAGATAATGTTAACAAAGATTTATATAGAGAGCACTTAGAAGAACTAACAGAAAAAGAAATACAATATATATTATCAAGACCTAGAGTTGGTACAGAAGAAGAAGTTAAAGCTTCTATCAAAAGAGACATGGCTAAGGTTTATGCTAAATATGATATTCAGAACAAAAATTCTAATGGTTGGTTGATGTATAAAGAAGTTAGGCAGTTCCCAAAAACAGATAAATGGGAATCTGAGGAATGGAAAGAACTAAACAAACCAGAGAATGCACCAGCTAAAAAATTCTATGATTATATTGTAGAAAGAAATAAATATTTCCAATCAGTAGAATACTTAAATGGTAAAGCTTCAAGAAAGTTTCTTCCATGGATAAGAAAAGGTTTTACAGAAGGACTTGTATTTGAAGGTAAGTCTAGAGGACTTGGTGAACAATTCCTTAGAAACATATCAATGGATGAGAATGAAGCTGGATATGGTCAAACAGATCCTATTACAGGAGAGTTAATAAATTCTGTTCCTAAGTATTTTACAAAAGATCTTGGAGAAGGTTATTCTACAGACTTGTTTAAAACAATGGCTTTATATAATGAATATGCTATTAAGTTTAAGAATTTAAAAGACATCGAAGAAAGAAGTTTACAATTGTTAAGAATAGAAAGAAATAAAAAATCTATCATGACTTCAACTTTTGGATCTTTATTAAAAGAAGGAGATGATTTAAAATACAATCCTAATAACTTAGAGAATTCTAAGCTTCTGGAAGACATGATCAAATCTGTTGTGTATCAACAGAAATATATTCAAAGCGAAGTGTTTGATGTAGCTCTTGGTAAAATATCTGGATTTGGCAAAACTCTTAATGAGAAACTAGGAATAACTTTATTTCCAGAAAATCTTGAAGAAAGACAATTGTCAGCAAATAAATTTTTAGATACAATAAATACACAGTTTCAATTAAATACATTAGGACTTAATCCTCTATCTGCTATATCCAACTTATTTGGTGGTACAGCAAATGGTTTAATTAATGCTGGTAAGTATTTTACAAAAACAGATTTCTTAAAAACACAAATGTGGATGCTTGGAGGTAAAATGACAGGTGGTGAAGATAGACAAAAAGCATTAGCTGCTCTTGATTACTTTGTCCCTTTTGTAGAAAGTTATAATAAGAACGCTGCAAGAAAACTTTCATTAAATAAAATAGATGAACAAGCTGTACAAGATTATCTAATGTTCTTGATGAGAAATGGTGATGAAGGTGTACAAGCGTTAAACTTTTATACATTTATCAAAAATACAATTGTTCAAGATGGAAAAATAGTTAATGTTAGAGAGTATTTAAGAAGCACAGATGAATACAAAGCTTTTTATTCTGGAACACAACAAGAAAGAAAAGAGAGAGCTGATAAGTTTGAAAAAGATGTACAAGAATTATTAGATGATAAAGGAGTGTTGAAACTTGGAGAGGTAGTAGATGGTGAATTTGTTATTCCTGGTGTAGATAAGAAATCTGATTCTGTTATAGAATTTAGAAGAATTGTTCAAAGTTTTACAGCAGATGCTCTTGGTTCTATGAGTGAAGAAAATAAAAGACTTGTAAACATGAATGTGTATGCATCTTCTATGATGGTATTTAAAAACTGGATACCTAGACTTGTTGATGTTCGTATTGGAAATATAAAATACAATGCTGCATCAGATGCTTATGAATGGGGAAGAATGAGGATGATCTTTGGTATGGTATTTACAGACACTTTAAAATCAATCAATAGTTTACAATCTGCATTAGGAGGGAACAATGATGTTTGGTTAGAGCAAGTTAGGGGTCTTTATGAAAGAAAGCAATCAGAGTATGAAGCTAATACAGGAAAGAAACTTGATATGACTGAAGATGAATTTATAGCTCTTGTAAATCAAAACATTAAAAATCAAGCAGTAGATTTAATTATTTTGTTAGGTTTAATATCTTTACTGGCAGGTTTAAAAGCTGCAGCTCCAGATGATGATGAAGATGTTCTTGTTAGAAATCAATATAAGTTTTTATTAAAAGCTACAGATAAGTTAACAGATGAGCTTATGTATTTCTATAATCCAACCACTCCTCTTGATTTAATTTCAGGTAAAGGAGGTATATTTCCTTCTATAGGATTATTGGATAATTACAAAAAGTTTTTTACAAATTTTGTTTCAGAGAACTATGGGATAATTACTAATAACGAAGAGATACAAGATGATGCTACACCAATTAAATATTTAATGAAATCATTTCCTATAGCAAGTCAAGCATCTGGATATTTACCAATGTTCTATCCTAGCTTAGCTAAAGATCTTGGGATCAAAATGCAATCACAATATGGAATTAGATAATCGAACGCTATATTATACCATCTATTTTTCATAACACTTTGACGTTAAGTTTATAAACATTATTTTTACACATTATACAACATACCCATGAATCAATTTTGTGAAGCTATTCCATGTCCTGTTATACTAAATGCTACCTGCGTATTCTACGAAGGAGCTAGTTTAGTATGTTCAGGAATCAATACTAATGACACTCTTGAGACTGTCATAGTTAAGTTAAATCAAAAACTATGTAATGTTAGTGGAACATCTGGTACAAGTGGGACCAGTGGGACTAGTGGTACAACTGGTACATCAGGATCTAGTGGGTCTTCAGGCACTAGTGGCTCAAGTGGTACATCTGCAACTAGTGGTACCACAGGTACTAGCGGATCTTCAGGTACAAGTGGATCAAATGGTGATAGATATAAAACATCTTCTACAACAGATTTCACATTAGGATATGCAGGAACGCTCACTGTTGATACTGGATTAGCATATACAACAGGACAATCTATTATAATAGTTCATGATATTAATAATTATCAAGAGTGTGTTACTATTTCTTATAATACACTCACAGGTATATTAGTATTTGGTACACCAAATTTAACTGTAGGAGCAGGAGCATTTACATCATGGATTGTAAATCTTGATGGTGCTACAGGTGGTGATGGTTCTTCAGGAACATCAGGAAGTAGTGGAACAGCTGGTACATCTGGAACCACAGGTACAAATGGTACAAGTGGAACTACAGGAACATCAGGTAGTACAGGTTCTAATGGTACATCTGGAACAAGAGGCTCAAACGGAACAAGTGGCACAACTGGTACTTCTGGTTCTTCTGGTACTACTGGCACTAGTGGAAGTAACGGAAGTAATGGTACATCAGGTACCACAGGAACAAGTGGTTCTAATGGATCTAATGGTACGTCAGGAATAAATGGTATAAGTGGTACATCTGGATCTAATGGAAGCAGTGGAACATCAGGATATGATGGAATAAATGGAACTAGTGGAACTACAGGTACAAGTGGAACAAGCGGAACAAGTGGAGATACTGGTAGCAGCGGAACATCTGGTACAACAGGTACTTCTGGAACTACAGGTTCAGGTGGAACTTCTGGTACATCAGGGACTACAGGAACTAGTGGTACTAGTGGTGCAAATGGTATATCATCAGGACAGATTTATTATTTTAATGAATCTCAACCATCAGGAGTTAATACTTATAAAGTGTTATCTCCAACACCATCAGCAGCAGCTGAACAAATTGTAACTAAAACATTAACTAACACTCAACAGAATGTATTAATTTCAAGTTTTATAACACCACAGCTAGGCTTCTCAGTGATACCTGGAGGCTTACAAAGATTTCATTATCATTTCTTAAAACCAGCTAGTAACGATAATATTGATGTTTATGCAACTATACAATTAGCTGATAGTGCAGGGACACCAATTGGACCAATTATACCTACAGGTGTTTCTGCAATTGGATGGGTTACTTCTACTATACCTGTTGAGGTGACAACAGATTTAACATTAACAACAACAACAATTGATCCTACAACTAGGGTGATTGTTAAAATTTATGCAAATAATAATGATAGTGCTTCACATATTTTAAACTGGTATACAGAAGGATCTTCATATTATTCATTTATTGTTACATCTGTTGGTGTTGTATATGCAACTTCAGGCACTAGTGGATCTTCAGGAACATCTGGTGCAATTGGTTCAACTGGAAGCTCTGGAACAAGTGGAAGTAATGGATCTTCAGGTACTAGTGGTAATACAGGATTACCTGGAACAAGTGGTACATCTGGATTATTAGGATCATTATCTGCAATAGGAAGTGTTCCTAATGCTAATGCTGCTACATTAACAGGAAATGTATTAAATCTTCAACCTGCATCAGCTTCCTTTGGTGGTGTTGTTACAACGGGTACACAAACTATAGCTGGAGATAAAAGTTTTACTGGAGCTATAGATATTAATAATAGTGGAAATTCTTTAAAAGTAACTTCAGGTCAAGGAACTGCATTGGATATTGTGGGTGGAAATAATAGCAATTCAATAGCTAAATTTACAAATGTAACTGGAACTGTAGAGGTGGGAAGATTCGATGCAACGGGTTTAAAGTTACAGTTAGAAACAGCATCTACAATAGCTTCATTTGATGCTAATAAAAATGTGGTTAGTTTGACTACAGCAAATGGTTATCCAACATTAACAGAGTTGAAATCTCTTGTTGGAGTTAGTGCTACAGCTATTCAAACACAGTTAAATGGTAAGCAACCGATTAATGCAAATCTTACATCTATATCAGCTTTAAGTACAACAAGTGGAGCCTCATTTGTAAGAGTGTTTAATGGAACTTATTATTTAGACAATGGAAACTATTTAACTTCTGTTGGAATAGCAAATTTAACTGCAACAGGTACACCATCTGCTACAACTTATTTACGAGGTGATAATACTTGGTCATCAATTCCAGTTTCATCTCAAAGTGCTTATACAGTATTAGCTAATAATACAAATGCAAGTGCAGTACCAACCGAACAAGTATATAAAGACGTAGGTCAACAAACCTATACAGCGACACCTACTTGGTCAACATCAGCTCCAACAACTATATTGGCAAACACATACGAGTGGACTCAAATAGGAAGTACGGTAAATGTTAGAATAAGTTTAAGTTATAATACTGGTGCAGTTAATTCAAGTGTAATACTTCCAATGCCAGCCGACATGCCAGTACCATCATCTATAACTGGATTTACTGGGGCATTAGATATACTTGCTTATGGAAGTGGTATGATGGTAAACGCTACAAATCAAAATCCTCCAGCAGTAACAGGAGCTAGAAACTGTTTGTTAAGAAGGAACGCTGCAAACACTGGATATGAGTTCTTTGTAAACATAAGTGTAACTGTAACCACAAAAGTAGTAATTGTTAATTTAACATATTTTGCATAATGAGACACATAAGACAAATAAATAGTGTAGGAACAAATAGCTACACAGTAGTTGTAGCTGAAGAGCCATTAGAGAGTCACAGATCAATTATAAATCATTCAGATCTTTTTGAGATATCAGAGGATGAATTACCTGAATTTGTACAGTATGTAGACATGCAGCCACCAACAGTACCATACGAAGTACAACTATGGAGAATTAGAACTGTGTTAAAGTTGATGCAGCTAGAGGCACAGATAGAGTCTGCTATAGACGCTATGCCAGAACCTTCTAAAACTGCTGCAACATATATATGGAAGTTTGGTACAACTGTAGAGAGAGCAAGTCAGACGGTTATGTTGCTACAGTCTGCATTGCAACTTACGGACGAACAGGTAGATGATTTATTCATACAAGCAGAAGCAATCTTATTATGATACTATTTACAATAGCATATGTACTCTATCTTCCACTAACTCTAATCAACTGGCTATTCGTTAAGGAAAAGTCTGGATACTTTAAGAGCAGTGCTGTTAACTTAGATAGGTTTGGTAATAGAGAGTTCAGGACCTTGTTTAATAAAGTACTTATAAATAATAATGGGCATAGATTTGGTAATATTGAAGAAACCATATCTAGTGTTTTAGGAAAGAATCAACTAACAGGTACACTCACTTGCGCTGGAAAGATCTTAGTTTGGGTGTTAGACAAGATAGATAACAATCACGCAATAAAATCAATCAATGAATAAATTTATAGAAGAAAGATGGTACATGCACCTAATAGGTGGAGCCATTACAGTAACACCAATAATTTGGTTGTTGATTAAATTTGACCCATCTTTTGATATAGGTAAGATAGCTCAGGTATTTATTGCTGGCTTCTTTGCTTATTGTATTGGATTTATGTGGGAGTATTACTTTGCTAAATTTCATGAAGCTCCATTTGATTATAATGACATTTGGTTCACAGTGTTAGGTGCATTAATCGGAACATCATTATTATAATAAAACCCTCTACATGAGGGTTTTTATTTTTTCTATCACCATCTCTGGAGTTATACTAGTCTGACATTCAAACTGTCTATCTGTACCTTTGTGAACAGGGCACCAATTCCAATCTCCTTTATCAAACTTATATTGTGGATCATTCCAACATCCATGGCATACATTTGTGTTAACTGGTCTATGGCATGAGAACTCATGTTGTTTGTCAGTGAAATTACTGATCATTATCACTGGTACATCTAATCCCCAAGCTAACCAACTTAGTCCACTAGATAGTCCTATAAAGAATTCACTTTGTGTTATCCATTCTATTGTGCTCTCAATTGATTTGTCAAGTAATGCATCACAGTTGTCAAATGGATTGCTTTCTAGTGATACATTCTTCACTATATATCCTTGACCATGTAAGTAATTAATCACTTCTTGCCAGTTCTCTCTGGTCCAGAACTTACATCCAGCTGTACTATTTGTAGCTATTGTAACTAGTTTATAGTTTGCTTTAAGTCCTGAGTTATGTATTCTAGGTTTGATTTCTTTATAAGGAAGTCCTAGAATGTTTGTAGCTGTTTGCTGAAGAGGAATTGTATTAGGAAGAACAGGTTCTTTATTATCATTATAGAACCAACCAATCTTATACATTGCATACAGATTATTAACTGTAGTTCCTGGTTCCACAAATTCTAACATTGGATATTCTTTTTCAAATAAGAAGTTCTTAAATGTACTTACAATAACTTCACAGTTATGTAGACATCTAAACTCTTCTACATAAGGCATCCAAGCTATAGTATCACCTAGAGATGAACTATCAAAAGCTATATACACTCTTCTGTTCTCTAGATTTAGTATGTTATTATACACTTCCACACCATCCTTATACACTATAGTTTGCCATCTAGTAAAGTATTCTCTGTTAAGTCTTATCCAATGGTTGCACTTTATTGTATCATAATGAACTAATTTATCACTTTCTAGATCATAAAACTCTACATCAAATGTGCTATTGCTAGTTCCTGTTATTTCAAGGAATGGTTGTCCAACAAAGTTTTGTATGATATTATAATCATTTATAGGCTTTTTGTTCGGAATAACGGACATTGCTTTCTCATATAATGATATGTGATGTTTAGCAAAATCATCAGTTGTATTATTAGTTAGTATATGATAATTTGTATGATCTGTTAACATATCTTCTACCTGACGTTTTAATTTTATAGGATTTAGAGTTGTAATATACCTAGTGAACATGTTCTTGTATTGAGGAAGATCTCTAGCAATAATCTTTTTACCATAACTAATAGCTTCTCTTAATACTAATGGATTACATTCCCATGTACTATTAAACATGAATATATCAGCAGCCATTAGAAAATATTTAGCATCATCTCTTTCTCCCCATATCTTTACATTCTCAGGAAGATCTTTCATTAATGGTTTCCAATAGTCTTCAAAGTTACCAGCTTGATTACCTACAAAGTGAAACCCTATATTTGGCATTTGTCTAGCTAATTCAAGCATCTCTCCTTGATTCTTTCCAGGAGTCCATAAACCAATGTTTACAACATGTTTCATCTTTAGATTCATACCAAGAGCTATCTTAGCTTCATAACAGTTATCTTCTGACACTCTATAGTTATCAATGGGGAACTCAATCACTTCTCTATAACCATCTACATCTTTAAATGTATCTAAGTGATAAGGACTGCAGAAAGCATATGCATCAGGTGTGAATATCTTCTCAGAAGGATTGAAAGAAACATCATGACATGTCTCAACTATTCTATATTTCCTATCAGGAGAATATAATCTTGTCACCATCTTAAGATCTAGTCTTTCAGACATCTCATCTATATGTATAATGTCTGGTTTAAACTCTTCCACCACCTTGAAGATTCTCATCTTATCTTCATTCAGTGTATATAAACCTGTGAGCTTTATAATTTCATCTCTCTGTACAACATAATCTTTGCTGTAACATTGATATTCTACCACTTGAATAGATACATTTGGCAGAGTTTGCAACGCTTGTATTCTCTTAAGAAGGAATGCAGGCATACCACCTGTAGATAGGTGAGGAGCAACAAATAATATTTTTAGTTTAGACATTGTTTAGACATTTGTTTAGACATTCGACTTTTAAAAACAAAGATATAAAAATATATTTAGCTTATGCTATATTATGAAGGAAATGTGAGTTGACCATTTTATTATATGGAATATATGATTTACATTTGTTATAAATTTTTATAATTATTTCTTCTGCGCAATCACACTCTGTGATTGTCTATTATTATAATACTCCCACCATCTGCAATTATGGAAAACACATTTGAAAAACAAGTAGAACAAGAATTAAAAAGCATGGACCAACGCCTATATGATCTAGAGGAGAAGATGACTTCAATAGACACAAAACTAACACAAGTTGTAGACGCTATATTAGGAAACGCATTAACAAAAGCAGGAGGATTTGTTGCTGAGTTGAATGAATTAAAGGGCAAAATAAAAACCCTAGAGGATAAATTAAGCAGACAAGAAAACTTTAAAAACAAAGTTATGTGGACTGTTGGTGTAGTGGTAGCTATAGGTGTTATACTACAATATTTAGCAAGTATATATTATAATATAAAACGAGTATGATGTTTATAAAAAAGAACTACTTATATTTAATCATAGGCATTCTAGTGCTTGTGATATTTTTACAGAGATGTGACACTGATAAACCTATCACTCCTGTACCACCAACTGTAGAAATAGACACTGTATGGGTGAAACACGATAGTCTTATATATTCTAAGCCTAAAGTGATTACAGTTATCAAAGGAGTTCCTGAGATACAATATGTACCAGATACATCTTATGCAAAACTTGTTATACAATATAAAAGTTTAGTTGATCTGTGCACAGCAAAGAATGTATACTCAGATACATTGAAAATAGATTCTATTGGATATGTAAATGTTTTAGATACAATTTCAAAAAACAGAATACAAGGAAGAAGATTCAAGTATGATTTAAAATATCCTGTAGTCACAAAGACCATCACTCTTCAAGCACCTCCTAAAACACAAGTGTATATAGGTGGAGGCTTACAAGGAAACCAGTATAACATAGTTAATCAGTTTAGTGCAGGATTACTCCTCAAGACTAAGAAAGATCAAATCTATGGAGTGTATACAGGAATGAACACAGATGGAAAAGTACAATATGGCTTACAAAGCTATTGGAAAATCAAATTAGGTAAGTGATAAAACTATTTAAATACATAGAACCATTATGGTTAGGAACCAACAATAAGATATCTATACGCAAGATTTTATCGTTGGCTTTTTCTATTGATTTTGTAAGCAACATTTCTTTTGTTATACATAAATGGGAAATAGGAAAATCATATTCTGATGTAGCTATGTTACTAGGACTAGAAGCTGCTCTTATAGCTGCTCTTCTATCACTCACCACATATTCAACTATGGTGGCAAATAAAAACTCAAACACAGAAATAGACTAATGGTAACAAGTGCACAAGCTTTAAAGAAATACGGAGACCCAACTAAAGAATCTAGTATGACATTATGGGATGTACCAAAAGAATTAGAAATTGGTGTACTCCCTAAGAGATTGTATTGTAATAAAGATATGATCCTACCATTAACGAAAGCTTTTAAAAATCTTATATCTACAGGATGTGTTAAAGAATTAAAAACTTGGGATGGATGTTTCAATATAAGAAAGAAAAGAGGACTTGCATCAATGTCATTACATTCATGGGGAATAGCTATTGATGTAAACGCTGCATGGAATGGATTAAACAAGGAGCCACAATTGAGTAAAGAGTTTGTTAATTGTTTTACATTAGCAGGATTTGATTGGGGTGGAACTTGGACTGGTAGGGTCGATGGTATGCATTTTCAGTTAAAGACTATATAATGAAAAATAGAGAAGGTTATAGAGTATGTTCTTGTTGTAAGAAAGAACAAGAGCTTATTTCTACTAACTTCTGTTCAGATAAAAACAGAAAATCTGGATTTTCTTATAGATGTAAAAAATGTGATGCTATTAAAAAAGATAATAGAAAAGAAAGATATAAAAAACTATCTGAAGAACAGAAAGAAGTATATAAAAGTAAAAATAGAAAATATACATCGGAAGGTTTGGGAAGAGCAACTTCACTAATATGTGCTTATAGAAAAGTAGATAAGAAAAAAGGACAAGTTTGTAATTTAGATAGAGAGTTTATGATGACTCAAATTTTTAATAAGTCTTGTATTTACTGCAAGTCTATACAAAATATAGGTTGTGATAGAATTGATAACACTATAGGACATATAAAAACAAATGTAGTACCTTGTTGCAGAATTTGTAATACAACAAGAATGAATAATTTTTCACATGAAGAAATGTTTTTATTAGGAGAAGTTATTCAGAAGATTAATAAAAACAAAAAATAATGAGAAGATGTAATGATGTATATGAAATAGTAACTGTTTACTATCCCACTGGCTGTGTTAATACAACTAGTACACCTACATCAACTACAACAACTACATTACCACCAACTACTACCACAACAAGTAGTTCCACTAGCACTAGCACAAGTACATCAACATCTACATCAACAAGTAGTACAACTACAACCACAACAACAAGTAATTATAATTCATATAATTATCAAGCACAATATTATGATTGTGATACATGTGTTAATATTGGAGGACTATCTTTAGCTAATATTGAACCTTTAACAGTTGGAAAGTGGTATAATTATACTAATAGTATTACTAACATTTCAAGAAAAGTACAAATAGTTACATATCTAGGACCTAGTTTAAGTTCACCTAATACTATTATATTAGATTCAACTAAACAAGATACATGTGGTGCACTGCCACCATGTCCAGAATAAATAATTTAAAACCATGGCAAAACAAACCAATTCAGTACAAAAGAGAGTGAAGGTTAAAATAAGTAGACCAGGCATTCATTCTAAAAACAAAACATCTAAACTTAAATCTTCCAAGAATTACAAAAAAAGTTATTCTGGGCAAGGTAGATAACTTTTTTGATTATTTTAATTCATTAACAATCATGTATGTTTACATAAATTATTCATATTTTTGTAACTACCAAACAAACAATCAATTATGGCAATACCAGCTAAACAAGTCGGACAATCAGCGGAAGCTAATCTATTGTGGCAAATATCTAAGCAGTTGGAACTTTTAATTAAAGTGACAGCAGCTGGTGTAATCACTACCACCACTACTACAACTACAGCAGCACCATAATAATATAAAAATGGCTATACCAAGTAAACAAATAGGTGGAAGTATAAACTATAATCTTCTTTGGCAGATATCTAAGCAATTAGAAAGATTAATTGAAGTTAGATCAAATGTTACTACATCTACTACTAGCACATCAACAAGTACAACCACTAGCACAACTACATTAGATCCTAATCTTATACCTATAGGTACCCAAATATGGACTAATAGAAACCTTGATGTTACAACATATAGAAATGGTGATGTGATTCCTCAAGTAACAGATCCAACTGCTTGGGGAGCATTAACAACTGGTGCCTGGTGTTATTACAACAATGACCCTACAAATAATGCAGTTTATGGTAAATTATACAATTGGTATGCTGTTAACGATGCAAGAGGATTAGCACCTTTAGGCTATCATATACCTTTAAATAGTGAGTGGACAACATTGATTTCATTTTTAGGAGGGACAAGTATTGCAGGAGGGAAAATGAAATCAACAGGAACGTCACTTTGGCTAAGTCCTAATACTAATGCAACAAACTCTAGCGGTTTTACAGGTCTTCCTGGAGGTTATCGCGTCAGTGATGGTAGTATATTCTACGGCATTGGTGAGACCGTTTACTGGTGGACTTTTTCGCAGTCCAATATTATAAACGCAGTGACCAGGTTCCTGGTTTACTATGCTGGTGCTATTAGTGTTACCACCTACGATAAGAAAGGTGGTTTCCCAGTAAGATTAATAAAAGATTAAAAACATAATAAACCAACTACATATGAAAGATTTAAAATTTGTACAAAGCTGCCCAAGTGATGTATATTACACATGGCAAGTGCATTTATGGCTTGAGAGCTTAAGAAACATTGGACATAGTGATAAAGCTATATCAGTGATATTCACACCCAAGGGGAGAGAGAATAGAGACAAATGGAAACAGATAGAAGACCTCTATCCAGAATCAGAGTTTCATTATTATAATGATGAAGACAATTTAAATCAACTGTTAGGAATATACATTCCTGTACTAAGACCATATGTACTTTGGAAACATTTTAAAGCTAATCCAGAACTAAGTGAGAAAGCAATATTCTATTGTGATTCAGATATTCTATTCACTAAAGATTTTAATGTAGACAAGTTCTTAGATGATGAGGTTAATTATCTATCTGATACAAACAGCTACATCAATGCTACATATTTTGATAGTAAAGAAAGAGATGTTCTCCCAGAGAAGCTAGAAGCATACAAAACAAGAGATGTTCTTGGAGAAATAGCTAGTGTTATTGGTATAGATAGAGCAACATGTGAAGCTAACAACCTACACTCAGGAGGAGCACAATATCTACTAAAGAATGTAGATGGTGAGTTCTGGAGTAAGGTGATGAATGATTGCATTCTTATTAGAACCTATTTACAAACAGTGAATAGAGAATATTTTAAAGATGAGAATACAGGTTATCAATCATGGTGTGCAGATATGTGGGCTGTTCTTTGGAACTTATGGTTTAGAGAACAAGAAACAAAAGTGGTTCCTGAACTAGCATTTACCTGGGCAACAGATCCTATATCTAAACTAGACAGTCATACAATCTTTCATAATGCAGGAATAACAGGAGTATCAATGAATGGATATCCTTGTTTCTACAAAGGAAAATATCATCAAGGGACTGATCCTACAAAGGATCCACATTTAGATGATGTATTAAATAACATAGAATCACAGAAGTATTGCACATGGTTCTATGCAAACGAACTTAACAACATAAAACAAAAATATAAACTTAATTATTAATAACAAAAACAATTATCATGAGTAACAAGAGAGACCTTAAGGCCTATGTAAGATTCGATGGATCTGGCAGAATTGTAGCAGGAAGTTTAGTTCTAAGAAGAAGTAAACCAAAGGTTGGTAAGTGGCAAGAAATTACAGCATATGAATGTTGTAACTATACACCTACCACTACCACCACAACAACAGCAGCTCCTACAACAACTACAACAACAACCCCTGCACCTTAATATTTAAATTATGGCAATGAAATCACTATTCCCAGATGAAATGATGGGAGATAAAGGCTCTAGTCTTACATTAGAGACTATTGCAGGAAAGCTAACTTATTTTCATGAGCAGCTACATTTAACTCATTGGCAAACTAAATCATATGCAGAACATCAAGCTACTGGAGCATTGTATGATTATGTGCACGATTTCAAAGATGGATTGATAGAGAAGATTATGGGATATACAGGTAAAAGACCTGGTCCATATAAAATAGAACCTCTTATAAACTGTACAGGAATGCAATGTGCATCAGATCTTTTATCTTTTGCTTCAGAGTTAAAAGCATATGGTGAAAAGAATTCCTATCATGATGTATGTAATCTAGCAGATTCATTATCTGGAGAAGCAGCTAAAACTAAATACCTATTAACACTGTCTTAAATGCTTGTAAATAAAAAACATTTTCCAAAATTGATGCAAGATAATGATGAAACATTTCTTGCTCATTTGGAAGGTGTAATAAGCTCTGTTGATGAACTGTGTAGTCTGGAGATAACAAAGCTCTCAGACAGCTATAGATTTAGAATAGCAGCAAGCCTTCCTAAGTATAACAATATGCTTATAGAAGAAGTATTAAAATTTTGCAACATGTTCAACATAAGAGTTGATATGAGCAAAAGCATCAAGACTAGTTCTGTAATAACATTTGAAATTAGTTTGGAAGTGTAACATATTTGTTATACATTTGTTACAATTATAAACCAATTAAATATTTACATTATGGCAGAGTATAATCCTAACGCTAGGTATACATGGACTCCTGAAGACAAGTTTGAATTATCAGGACAAGAATTTGGTCTAATCCTTAATATGGTAAGATCTTATTTAGCATCAGAAGATGGCGCACGTTTTCAATTGATGTCTCAAACTAACGAAGTTATTGAGAAAATCATGAAAGCTGGTGTTGAAGCAGATGTTATCAAGGAAGTCCTTGACACTCCTACAGAAGCTCTAGAAGCTGAAGTGATGCAGTAAATCACAACATACCTGTTGGGTGACGAATAACAGGTGTTCTCGAACAAAAGCACTTCTCTATGAGAATATACGAACCAAAGAATAGAATAGATGTTATAACACCTAAGGGAGAGGGGGTAATATGGTTAGTGACTGATTATGGTCATGAAACTGATACTATCTATACAATTATTATTAATACAACAGGTGAGATGTGGCAATACGCTCACAAAGATATAATCGTTAAACCTAATATAACATTTAAACGCTATGGCAAAGATTAAAAAAGCACAAACAGGTAAAAAATTAACTGTTTCTAAAACTAGACAAGTAGCAGATTCTTTAGATAATGAAGCAGCTAGAAAAACTAGATTGATGTATAGACAAACTGAACAAAATAAAGGACAAGCTACAGATGAATCTGTAAAAAACTACAAGTCATCATCAAAAGATAAATCTAATGCAGATCGTTATAGAAAACTAGCAGATGCAGCTGAAAAGAAAAATAAAATGAAAAATGGTGGAAGTCTAACTGGACTTAAAGCCTCCAACAAAAGAGTTGGTCCTGTAGATCCTAAAGGAGCATACACAAAGGTACAAAAGAAAACATTAGCTGGTGCTAAAGGAAAAGCTTCTCTTACCAAAGACAAACAACTTGGTGCTACAAAAATGGCTAAATGTGGAACTAAAATGTCTAAGAAATAATGGCTGCTATTAAGAAAGCGCAGACTGGTAAGCGTGTAGATCCTAAAAAATATTTAGAAGAATCTCGTAAGAGAGTTGAGACTGTTACAGATTCTGCTAGAAAAGCTGAAACACGTAAAGGTATCAATACTTATGACGATTACTTAAAGTCTAAAGTTAAAGAAAAATCTAAAGCTAAATCAGGAGTTACTATAGCCAAAGATGGTATGTGGATGCAAAAAGCTGCAGCATCTATCAAGAAGCGTGGTACTGCTGGTAAATGTACACCTATCACTAAACCTGGTTGTACTGGTAAGGCCAAGACTCTTGCTAAAACTTTCAAAAAAATTGCTAAGAAAAATAAGAAATAATGGCAAAGAATATAACTAAGGTTCCTGATGGTCCTCTTATTAAGAAGACAGGAAAATTCAAAGGAAGTACATTGAAAGCTGGTGGTATGATTAAACGTGCTGATGGTTCTTTTTCTAAACGTGGATTATGGGATAATTTGAGAAGCAAAGCAGCTCAGAATAAAAAAACTGGTGCAAAACCTAAAGCTCCTACTAAAGCAATGTTGACTCAGGAGAAAAAAATAAAGTCTAAAGGAAAATGATATTAGATATTAGTAATGAGCATAAACAAAAATACTTTTCTCAGAAAGAGAAAGGAGGAGTTGTTTATAAAATCACTAATCAAATTGATGGTAAGTTCTATATAGGAAGTACAAACAATTTGATAAAAAGATATTACACTCATATTAATCATATAAGAACTAGTAAATCTACATGTGTAAAACTAATTAGAGCAGTTAATAAGCATGGAGAAGATAACTTCACATTTGAAATTTTATGTGAATGTTCTACTCAAGAAATACTAAAGACTGAACAAAGTTATATAGATAGTTTAAATCCTACTTATAACATTGCTAAGATTGCTGGAAGTAATCTTGGAATCAAAAGAACAGAAGAAGTTAAGCTTAAAAAATCTATATCTCAAAAAGAAAATTGGAAAGATGATGATTATAGAAGTAAGCATTTAAAAAATTTATCAAAGAATTGGAAAAGTGGAGCTTCTCATAGAATGGCTAAGCTTACAGAAAAACAAGTAATTGAAATTAAAAAACAATTAGCAAGTGGTCTTCTTCCTAAACAGGTAGCAGACAAACTTGAACTTAGTTATTACTCTATAAAAGATATTCATAGAGGAAAGACTTGGAAAAATATAAATATTTAAAACTAAGAAATAATGGCAACAGCAGCATGGACTCGTAAAGAAGGAAAGAATCCTTCTGGCGGATTAAACAAAAAGGGTGTAGCTTCATATAGAGCTGCTAATCCTGGTAGTAAATTAAAAATGGCTGTTACAACTAAACCTTCTAAACTTAAACCTGGAAGTAAGTCTGCTAACAGAAGAAAATCTTTTTGTGCTAGAATGGGTGGCGTAAAAGGACCTATGAAGAAACCCAGTGGTAAACCTACACGTAAAGCATTAGCATTAAAAAAATGGAACTGTTAAACAAAAATGGGAAGCCTGGTCCTCCCCCTCCTCCTGGATTATAACAACTAAACAATAATATATTATGGCAACAATAAAAAAAGCACAAAGCGGTGCTAAAACTACTAAAAAACCTAAAACTGTTTCTCAAAGAATTGGAGACATAACATTAAGAGATGTTAAAAATGCTGGCGAAGATGCCTTGAATATTTCTACACTTGGAGGTTATAGTAAAGTTAAAAAAGCTCTTGGAGGTGAATATAAATATAAAAAAATAGGAGAAAAAAAGAACGGTGGTCCTGTCAAAGCTAAAAATGGTAAATCATTCCCTGATCTTAATAAAGATGGAAAGGTTACAAAAGCAGACATCCTTAAAGGACGTGGTGTTATAGCTAAGAAAGGTGCTACAATTAAGAAAGCACAATCTGGTATTAATACATTATTACCTGGTGGGTATGCTCCTAAATCAAGAGAAGAAAGATACAACAACTATCCTAGTACAAAACCTAAACCTAAAGCTAAACCTAAAGCTAAATCTACTATTGAAGAAGCAACTCCTGAACAAGTAAAAAAATATGGAATGATGGGTTCACAACAGGCTAAATCAGGAGCTAAAATGAAAAAATGTAAAACTGGTTGTAAATAATGACTTCTGGTAAAGCAAAGAAATCAGGAGCACCAAGAAAAGCTCCTAAGGTTGGAATTCCTAGAAAGGATAAACCTTTTTCAAAGACTAAGTCAATGGATGATAAAGCTATTAGAACTTCTCCGCAACAACCAATGAAGCAAAAGAGATTATCAAAATAAAAGAAAGCCCTTCTATTTCTAGAGGGGCTTCTTCATTTAATAGAATTGTAGTTCTATTAGCCAACATTTATTTGTTTTCACGAAGTTCAAATATACAACATTTATTTATATATTATTTAATTTTTTTAATTTACTTCCCCAAGATGATATCCCTGAAGCATGATTTAAATAGTATTCCCATTCTTCTGGTATCTCATTCAAATACCAAGGGACATGCTTGATACAATAAGGCTTATCTAATCTGATTGCTTTATATGTGAACGGTGAGTTAGGTGGATACAATGCAAATGTAGTATCTATATCAGCAATCCAACCATGTTCATTTTTGTTAATCCAAAACTTACTCTCCCACTCTATTATATTCTGTTTTAGAGGTGTTTCAGGAAGATCTAAATCTAAAGAGAATCCAACCTTCACATTGTTTTTTGCAATGTTTAACATTACATCTAACCAATCATCTGGAACTCCTTCATAAGAACAATCTGAATCAGCTATTATAAAATAATCTGTCAAGTGTTGTTTTAAATCATTTCCCCAAACACTATGAGGACCTCCATTCACTTTAGAATATACAATCTCTACAGGACAAGTTTTATAGTATTCTAATAATGGTGGGTATGTAGATTGTTGATCATATATAATCACATCTATTCTACTCTCTTTAGATAAGAACTCTACTGTTTCTTTTAATGTAGTTAGAAGATTTCTATTTACTATTATTGCTTTCACTGACAAAATCTTTTAACATTTGTGCATAGTCTTTGTTCCAATGAGGATTTAAATGAATATCTCCTGTAGGGATAAGATTTTTTTGTCTCAAGGTTTCTATATGTTTACTATGTCTTTGTATGATGTTAGGCTTATCTGCAGTGTCTGTACCTTCTCCAGATTGATGATAACCTCTACCACCCCACATATAAAACCAAGAAGCTTCTGAGTCAGGCATTTTTGCATCAATAACATGTGCTCTACCAAAGGAATGTATTCTACTAACTAATGTAGTATCTCCTCCAGCATTCTCTATAGGACTCTTTCCAATTGCTTCCCAAACTTTTTTACTGTATACAATACCTGAGTTACCAATTCCCATTATCTTTGTTATACTGGGCTCATTGTAATACACACCTGTTTGCCAATGCAAGATGTTAGTATCTTCTTTCCAAAATTTAGCTATGTTTGATAGATGATTAGACAAAGCTATATCATCATCATCCCATACAGCTATTAGTTCTCCAGAACATCTTTCTATAGCATAGTTTTCTTTATCTCCAATAGTGGGAAATGTTTCATCTAGATTATAAATTTTTATCTCTGGGTGATCATACACTAACTTCTGAAGAGGGTAATCATTAACTATAATAAGTTCTTTCTTACCAGGATACTCTTGTTGGAGGAAACTTTGTATAGATTCCTCCAGAGTATCTACTCTTCCATAAGTAATGCATTTAGCAGATATGAAAGGATATTCCATTTTACCACACCATTATAACATCAAATGGAGAAACTAATAATACGTTCTCTTCATCTGATAGTGGAATTAATGGAGCTTTCTGTAGAGCTTGTGGATCTACAAGAACAACATCTCCTGCTTTAACATCCATGTTAGCTGTTCCTACACTGTGAACAGTTAATCTGGCCATCTTTTTGTACATTTCTTTCTCTAAAGCTTCTTTTGTATTCTCATCTACAATAAGTTTGCTCTCTTCTTTCTTTGGTATCTCTAAATAGATACGATTTCCTAATAGTTTCATATTGGTTTTTTAATTGTTATACACTTACTACTAATGTCCAAACATTAGATATTGATGGTGGGAACTTTTCCCCTTTTGTCAAAGCTATAAATTCTTTGCCACTTCTGAACAATCCACTAACTCTTGTTCTTTGTCCTGTTTTTGCAGTGATGTTTTCACTGTTTAGCTCCAATAGGGCTAATAATAATTGTTTAATCATAGTTTTAGTTATTAAGTTCTTTTGCATCATTTATTTCTGTAACAATAGCTTTGTATTTCTCTAATGGCATAGATCCAGACAATCTGTGCACCTCTTTACCATTTCTCAAGAACACTAATGTAGGAACACTACGTACATTGTACTTCATAGCTGTTTCCATATCTTTTTCAATATCTATGTTAGTTATACCAACTACATCTTTTAATGTATATGCTAACACCTTACAAGGACCACACCATGTGGCACTGAATTTAAGCACTTCGATTTCCATTGTTTTTTAATTGTATTCGTTATCTAATATTTTACCAACAAGATCACTTCTGTGATTAGCTTTAAGTTTGATCCATTCTATACCCTCTATCTTCTTAGAGATGTCTATAGCATATGATAAGCCTGTATATGATTCTTTGATGTCTTTCTGTTCATTGTCACCATTAATGATAATCTTACCTGTTTTACCAAGTCTTGTTAGTATAGCAAGCATTTCTCCTTTTGACAGGTTCTGTGCTTCTTCTACAACTAATACATCATCAATAGTTTTACCACGTATAAACTGAACAGGATAAGCAATAACCCTCTTGTTCTTAACCAGTTCTTGAATCTTGACTTTATCATAACACTTTTCAAGGTTTTCCTGAAATGCTTCTAGGTAAGGATTGAACTTCTCTTCAAGGTCTCCTGGAAGAAATCCTAATGATCCTCCCACCTCAATTGTTGCTCTTGTAACATAAATATGATTACATTGTTTCTTCATTAAAAAATCTAAAGCTGCTTGGGCACATACTAAAGACTTACCACTTCCAGCTCTACCAGTAACAATAACTATTTGGTTATCTATTATTAACTGTTTAGCAAGCTTCTGTTCTTCGTTGAGGGTAACAGCATATTTAATATCACTTTTACGTTCCCTGTTAGGTTCTTTCATATTTAAGTTTTAATTGATTACGTCTTTCATTAACCTCCTCATACTTATACATATCGTTTTCAACGTTAGAATGCTCCTCTAGCGTCAAAAGTATAATATTTTCTTCATCTAAACAAGCTTCTGGATACTTTTCTTTTGGTAAAATGTGATGGAAGTATGTAGACATAGCCTCACTACCAAGATATACACCACTCACTTCTGATTTATGTGGTCTTTTTTTCCATATAGATAGAAAGAAGTCTCTTTGTATGATAACTCGTTCATTATCTTTCTTTGGAGCTTTAGTGAATGATTTACCATTCATACTACTAGTTAAACCCCTACCAGAAGGTAAGGGTTTTCTAGATTTATGAGCAAAACAGTATTCATTGTCTGCGTTCTTTCCACATGTTTTACACTTCATCTTTAAATATTAGGTGGTTTAGGTGTAAACGGATCAGTAAGAGTAGAAGTGTAAGGATCAATTCCTGCAGTGTATGGTTGTGTACTACCAATTGTAGGAGCATTAATATCACTAGTTATTGATAAATTACTAAATGGTGTAGGTGTACAATCACAACTTCCTTTCCATGGAGCATTTATCTTTCCACATCTATGACATTCCCATGATAAAGAAACTTTAGGACATGTGCACATTTGTGGTTGCCCTGTACTGTTCCAACTATAAGGCATAGATTTATACCCTTGGCAAGTTGTACATTTCTGAGGGAAATCAAAACTAAGCATCTTTCTGGAATTGTCCGTTCACCATTTTACCTGTACGTTTAGCAATTACATTGTATGCACTCTCTAAACATTCTGTCAAACTCACTCCTTGCAGTTCTGCTTGGATGATGATTGTAACAAGGATGTCACCTAGTGCATCAACTATCTCTTCTTTATTGTTATCAAAGATAGCATCTGATAGTTCTTGTACCTCTTCTAATGTTTTATCACATTGTCTAGCTGGTGTACCATTTTGAAAGATTCCTTTCTGTGTTGCCCATGCTATAACAAGAGCTTCTAATTCATTGTAACTTTTCATATTATTTTTTCTGTTATTAATATTATTCTAACTTTTTCTATTAGATCTTTTATAGATCCATCATTAATGATTTCATAATCAAACTCTGCTTTATCAAGACTTGTCTCACTAGGATGTAATCTTGCAGGTGTTTTACTTTTCTCAACTGGCCTAACCACTTTAAGTGTAAGTCCTTTTACATCCTCTACAGCTTCTAACTCATTGGGAAACCTAACATCTGTAATAATCCAATTGCTTGGATTGTACTCACTCATCTTTGGTCTTTTATACTCACACATCAATGCGTTCACCCAAGCATTAGGATGTAATCCATCACGTATAGCTTCTGTACCAAGCTTCTGAAGAAGTTCTCTTACAGACATTAAATGATTAAATTCAATATTTTCAAACACTGGGACAGCATTGAGAGGATTAGATTCAACAGTTCCCCATTCAGCTCCAAGATATGATTTCTTAAATTCTTGATCTTCAAAATCCTCTACAGGAATACCAGTGAGTAGGGAAGCTATTTGTTTTAGCTTCCCTGCAAACTTCTTAACTTCAAACACTGGACCATGATTACTAAGACATAACTCTTGTATAATTTCTCCAACAGTGTCTTTACCACTTCCTATTCTACCTGCTATACCTATTATCATAACTCTTCGTCATTAAATAAACTATGATTAGCACATGCTGCTACTGGAACAACATCTTCTTCAACTTCTACTTCCTCAACAGGAAGATCAGTTTGGTTGATTGCAGCTACAATCTTCTCTTTAAGCTCATCATAGAACTCTGGGTTATCAACTACCAACTGTTTGAATTCTTCTAAGTCATACTTAGTTCCATCTACTGTCATAGTTTTACCATACTTACGTCCTAGTTCAAACTCATTAAGAAGAGTCATCATCTCATCAAGAGTGTCAATACCTTTACCATACACAATCTCAAACTCTGATTTTCTATATGGAGGAGACATTTTATTCTTGACAGCTTTTAGCTTAGTAATGTTACCATAGTTTACATCACCATCTTTAGCTAATGTTCTGCTCACTTCTATTCTTACATCACTGTAGAATTTAAGAGCATGTCCTCCTTGTGTTGTTGTTGGGTTACCAAACATAACACCAATCTTCTCTCTATATTGGGATATTACGATAACACATACATTATGTTGTGATAGAGCCCCTTTAAGCTTTGGATAAGCATTACTGTTCAATAAAGCTTTTCTACCGATTGTAGAGTCTCCTACATCACCATCAAGCATCTTCTTAGGTATCAATGATGAATCACTATCGATGATAACCAAATCAATCTCTCCAGTGTTAATCATTTCCATAGCAATATTGAATCCCTCCTCACCACATGATGGTTGAGCAATCAACATCTTTGTTGTGTCCACTCCTAGTTTCTTGAAATAGTTCTTGTCAACAGCATGCTCACCATCTATATATAGAACAGTTCCTCCTGCTTTTTGACATTCAGCTGCAGCATGTCCACATATTGTAGATTTACCTGTGCCCTCCCAGCCCATAAGTTCATAGAGTTTCCCCTTTACAAATCCTCCTACACCAAGTGTGATGTGATCAAATCCAATACTTCCTGTACTGATAACATCATAAGTTTCTCCTCCTGGTTTAGAATCTAACGCTAATATTGAACCAACACCATAGGTCTTGTTCAACTTGTCCATTGCATCTTGAAACTTGTTATTAGTTTCTTTAACTACTTTCTGTTTTGCCATTATTTAGTTGTTTTAATTGTTTAAAGTTAATCATTTTTGTGTTTATTTCCAAGTAAAATGTCAGGTTTCTTCCATCATTTACTTTACCTTTTGTGGTAGGATAGACCCCATTTTTTAGGGTTTATCTATCCACGATTGGTCCCTTATATCCTGTAAATTTGGGACGAAATAGGTATTCTTGGTGAAAAATAGGTATATCTGATCTGTTTTGGTGAAAAATAGGTTTGACTATTAATAGTCAATAGTCAAAAAAACCCTATATTGCTATAGGGCTCTTTCTTCACAATTTAAAAAAACATAACAAAACAGAACAGAACTTTTTATTCACTTGTTCTAAGTGATGTATTACCTTTTTCACATTTATCATACGGACAATGTCTACATTCATTACCACAGCATTGTTTCTTAGTCTTCAATAGATACTCCTTAGTGAAATGAATTCTTCCTTCTTCTAAGTAATAGTCTTGAAATTCTTTGAATTCTTTCTTCTCTTCACTCATTATCTATTCATTTTAGATTCATATATATAATAAGTAATTACAACTGGTGCTTGATTGCGTTCATTTATTAAATGTTCATACGATAGATCATTTAACTTCTTACTTCCTCTCAATAATTCAACTTGTTCATCTGTGTACAATGCTAATCTATTTTTATTAGTCTTATACTTTTTTAAACCTAATCTTGATATTTTATTTCTTGTAGATTTCTGAGTTATACCTAACATTATAGATATATCAAGAATGCTGTAATATTTATATGTTCTTACTTGTTTCATTCATAGATTGTTTTATAAGTTCTCTTTCATCCTCAAATGCATATCGATACTTAGCATCTTTATATTCATCCATAATGTATGGATTTTGAAGTTTTCTAGAAAAATCTTTACTAGTAGTTTCTATAGCTAGAATGATGTGACTATCGTTATATCCACAAACATGTCCCTTATAATTAGGATGCACTATCAACATTCCTTTAAACTGGTTGAATACTTTTTCCATCTTTGTCTAGGTTTAAACTTGCTAATCTATTCTCTAACTCATATTCCACTTTCAGAATAAAATTAATCTTGTCCTCAATCTCTTGATCTAAGATTCTTCCTGCGAATGGCATTATCTCCTGAAGATTTGTATACACTCTAGCAAGACCAAATTTTGTTTTTATTTGTTGGTATTTAAATTCTGGAATCTTTGTAAGATCATTGAACACCTGATCAACATAAGCTAATACAGAAGGTTCATCAATAGACATTCCATAATGTCCTTCTTCTAAATAATCTGTATACTTCTCATTAAATTCTTTACTTGTTCTCATATTTTTGTATTATAGGGAGACAAATATAATCCATCTCCCTGATTATTCCTAATTAATTTCTTCTATTTTTGGAGATAGTTTGTTCTCTAAGAGTTTAAATGCAGAATCAATAGCAAACAATTCTGCTTCTTTTCTTGTATTCCATGAACCATCAAGAAAGAAACTTAAGCCATTAATGTGATATTCAAACTTAGAATCTTTCATATCAATGAAAATAAATATTTCATTATCATCAAATACATCTAATAACATTCTAGGATTTGAATCAATCATGATTGATAGTTTATCATCTTCTATACCTGTTTCTCTCATCATGTCTTTGAATTCATCTGGAACATCTGCTGTCTGCAATGATTCAATCATCTTCTCTAAGAACCATGCTCTAATAATCTTAGCTGATTCTGGGTACTTATTTAATAATTCTATTCCTTTCATACTAGTCTTCTATTATTGGTTGTTCATGTAATGCTAGAGAGGCTTCTATCCACCACACTCTTTCAAAATCAAATTCAGTTAATGGTTCCTTTTCTTTGCATGCTTTGTACTTAAGATCGTACATCATTGCAGCCATCTCACAAAATAGAGCAGATTTCTCTGCTCCATACTCTTCTATCAGTGATTCTAATATTTGTCTATTAAACATGTTCTTTTAATTTATCGATTACTAACACTTCTTTTTCTTCATCCCAGCCTTCCCACACTTCAAAATCATCTTCAAATGTGATTCCTATTTTGTCTTCCCAGAATTCTATAAGATCTGCACTCTTCTTAAATATTCTAAGTTGCAAACTTATTTCATCTTTACTTAGTCCTGATTTAATAACCTTGACAGACTTAGGGAATTCACTCTGGAATGCTTTTGATGTTTTAGAATATTTCCCCTGTTTAACAAGTTCATAATCTTGCTTGAATCTTTCATTGAGCTGATATACAACAACAACAAATCCATCTTCATAATCATAATCTTCTATTATGGATTTAGTTCTTTCATATTCTCCATCTAAGAACTCCCTAAACTTATCTAGATTGTCAGGCTTAAATAAAAGATAGATAGGATCTTCATATCCATGTTGCATTTTTTCATCTTTAATGTATCCATTTATGAATCCATTTGAGCGTAAAGCATCCTTTGGTACCCGAAGAGTGGGCACCATAAAGATACTAGTTATATTCTTTTTTACTTCCATATTTTATCCCTTGATGTTAACTATTCCATTAGACAAATAGTTTTTGTGGCTTATATTCCATGTTTCTGTTTCTTTACACCATTTAAGTGCTTTAACAATATCTTCTACACCAGGATATGTTCTTCCTTTATGTACAAATCCTTCATATGCAGCTAGCATATCAGACTTATCAAGTGTATATATTAATGGTTGATAGTAGTTAGTTGAATCACATACAATAAATTGTAAGAATTCCACTGTATATCCATAATACTCACTCTCTGGATCTTTTGCTAAATGTAACATTGCATGAAAATACAAATAAGCTTGGAGATATGCTCTTCTGTAAAGATAGTATTCTTCATAGAAATTCTCTACACTCCATGTACATTTTAAATCATAAGGCTGGATAACTCTTTTATCATGATCAATGATCACTTTATCAAGCATACTCTTTAGAGGAAGACCATCTATTTCATATCCTTCAATCTGCATCTGATCTATCACTGTATATCTAGAGCTGTTCACTAGATTAACAATTGGTGCTGTTGTACTGTTAGTCTTTAGTTGCTCAACAATCTTTTCAGCAACAGACACTTCCATTGTGTTCACCACTGTCAAATTCTTGCTTCTGACAGTGCGTATTTCATTATAATATATTTCAGCATCAGATCCATAAAACTTAGCTATCACAGCCTCGTATTTAATCTTAAATCCTGATAGAGCATATGCTTCTTGAGATATATCTGCAAAGTCTCTCTTCACTACACCAAATTCATCTGTAGCATCTCTTGTTACACGATATAATGCTTCAGCAAACTCAAGCATAAGTCCTGTTGGTGTAGATGTACAAGATGACATATAGAACTTCTCATCAAATAAATGAGGTTCCATAAGTAGGGTTTCTACTATTCTACCCATATTAGCCGCAGCTGAATCTTTGTCTTCTACCTTCTCACCAAGATAATATTTCTTGTAATATTTCTTTCTATCTTGTGAGAATTCTTTTAATGAACTACTACTGTCCATTACCACTGCTCTGTATTGAGCTTCTGTTTTTGCTACTCCTTGTATCATGATTGTTTATTTATATATTAATATTGTACTGTATAATGACAGTGATGATTTTGGATCCTCTGTAGCTACTAAAGACATTGACACAACAGTCTTAACTATCTTATCATCTAATAATTGCTGTAACTCTCTATTTATAATAAAGAGTTGTTGGTTCTCCCATATCCAGGTTTTCATAATGATTGTTGTCTTATTTCAAGTTGTTTTCTTACTTCATCCCATTCATGTATGTTGTTCTCAACTTCTTCATAATCCTCAAGGACTATTAACATATGTTCTGCTAAATAAAGGGCACCGAAAACTCCTAGGTTTTCTACTAATTCTTCTACTTTTTCTTCTGGTGTCATAATGTTTCTTTATAAATTTTATCAATTACTTCCTCAAACTTTTTAGTTTGTTTCAGTCCTATTTTCTTAATAAGTTTAGTAATATTAATACTGGTCTCATCAAAATAATTACGTAATGCTTCAGCTTCTTCTTTTGTTAGTGTCATAATGTTTGTTTAAATGCTTCTATAATTTGTGGGTAAAGAGCTCTTACCTCCCTTGGTACTCTTGAGAAAAACCATCTCACCTCTAGTTCATACTGATCTCCATTTGAATCTAGTCCTTGTGGATGTATTAACCAGAAATAATGATATTTACCTTCATGCTCTACGTGGCCCTCATGCCATATTTCAGAGAATGAGGGAGTCTTGTTGATTGTTATTGCGTTAGTCATCTATTGTTATACTATTAATTATACGATAAGTTAATTCTTCTATTATTATATTCTCTAACCATGGAGCAATTCTACCTCCCAAGTCTTTTAGAATATTTGCAAGATGAGTATTTGACATATCAGCTATAGATTTGTATGACAATGGTGATCTACCATCTTTACCTCTATTACCCCAATGAGCAGCACTTCTATTCATCTCATGATCATCTGATAGATATATTGTAGAACTAGCATCAACTAAATCTAGATCTTTTCCTCCATAACGTTGATACTCTGTACCACCATCTACCATTGTTTCATTCTCACATTCACATGTTTTGTAATCATGTCTGTTATATGATGTGAGAACTTCTCCACAGTTTTTACACTGTACTCTGTTGAGTATTATTTGTTTTACTTCATTCATGATTCAAGTTTTTTAAGTCTTCATCAATTCTTCTTAAAAATGATTCATCACCATCATCTCCTGATAATAACCAATCCATTCTATGCATATAGAGTTGTGCTTTTTTAATCATCATTGAAGAAACTTTAAACTGTTCAATCACTTCATCAGAATATTTATAATGAAACTTATCTTCAGGATATTTCTCATACCATTCATCATCACACCATCTTTCTTCTTTGAGTTCTTCTTCAGTTTTAGGTTGACCATTTTTTTCAATTAATTTATCTATATCCTCTGCTACATCAGTAAGTCTATACTGTAAGTAGTCCCAATGTCCTCCGCTCATAATTTATTTGTTTTGTTTATTACAGGTTTTACATTTTAGTGTCTCTGGATCAAAGTTTCTCTCTGTCTTACACTTGTCACAATATTGATATAATGTTATCATATCTTCTTCTTTTTAGCTTGTTTCTCTTTTAAAGTTTTCTTATCATGGCAGGTCATACATAGCACCTGAAGGTTATCTTGTTCACAGAACAATCTCTCCACAAATAGTGGTAGGTCTTGTGATGTGTTTAAACTTCCTGCAGGAATGATATGATCTACATTAATATTTTTTTCAGTAGTCCAAGTTTTGCACTTGTTGCATTGATATTCATATTTCTGACGCTTACTAGGTCCTTTGTAATCTCTGCGTGCATTTAATTTACATACTGATATGGGCTTCCACCATCTACTCTTCTGTCTCAAAGCACTTCTTATGAAGCTCCAGAAGGCTGCCTCACTCATTGTACCATTGCATCTTGTCTTTGGGACTAACACTCTCTTTGCCATATTATTATAATTAAGTTATGTCGCAAATGTAATCTAAATTTGTGAATTATTTATGTAGTTAATTGCTGATGTTAATATTGAAATATCATCATTAGAAACTCCTAGTAATATATTACACTTAGTACACAATAGTCCTCTAACTTTTCCAGTAGTGTGACAATGGTCAATATACAATCCACCATGTTTTGATACTGTAGAATGTTCTATATTACATATCTTACATTTTTTATCTTGAGCAATGTATAAACTTTCTACTTCTTCTAAAGTTAAATTATATTTATTCAGTATTCCCCTATTTCTACTTTTTACATAGTCATAAGAACTCTTTTTCTGAATACTATTACAAGATTTACAGTAATGATGAACTCCATGCTTTCCAACTTTATTTTTATGAAAGTCAGTCAGTTGTTTTTCTTCTTTACATTTACTACATATTTTTTTCATAATGATATATTTAAACAATAAAGATAACATACTCTTGTGACAAATTGCGACAAAAGTATGTTAAATTTATGTTAAATAATCAATTACAAATTTGCGACACAACTGTAATTAATTTTACTACTTAATCGTATTCACACGATTAGTAATCTTGGCTTTCATTTCATTAAGATTCAACACAATAGCATTGATCTCAGCTGCTGATATAGAAGGCATGTTAAACTCATGTTTCTTAGCTTCAGTTGCAAATCCTTCTTTCGCTTTTTCAGCTAAGCTTTCCAATTCACGAATAGCATATTGCTCATCCAATTGTAAGAAATCAAAGCTTCTATCGTTCATGATTTGATCTGCTTCAGCAACAGTGGTTAACATGAATGGAAGATATTCCCAACATCTACCTTTCTCTGTACCAATACCTACCACCTTCATAGGATTATGAAGAGTCATAACAGTGGTGTCACCACAAAGAACATAAGGAGCTGTATAACCTGCAAAGTGTAATCCTGCTGTAGCACAATCTTGTGTACTCCAGTTACATTCTTCTTTAGGCATACTAACAACTTGTCCCACACGAATATCAAATGTTCTAGTCCAGTTATCAGTGAATCTATTTTCTTCTCTATTAGGAAGATCTAGATAGATTTCTGTAAGTGTACCAATTCTTTGTCCATGGTCTATAGGCCATTCTTCATTATAAGTGTATTCTGCCACTTCTCCTGTTCCATCACATCTTTCACACTCTACCCATTCTCCATCTTCCCATGCATCTTCATCTTCCCATCCACCATCACCTAAGCAATCAGGACATGTGGTTGTTGTATGAGGTTCAATCTTGGTTAGATTATCTTTATGTACAAGTTTGTATTCTCCTTCTTCTAAGAAGATTGTATAATCATCTGGGTTCTTCTTCCACACAGCTTTCACTTTGTTGTAAGCATTACTTACAAAGTATACAAGCTCTGGTGAACCATGAAGTGTTACAACATTTCTAAGAGCTACAAAGAATCCTTGTTTAGTAATCTTGAAACTATTGTCTGTTAAGAATCTGTATAGTTCGTTAGCAACCTCAGCTCTTGGATTAAGACAACACCACATGAAGAAGTTCTTATGGGCCATGTAATCATCATCTTCATTCAATGAATCAGGAGTAAAACCAAATCCTTTGTGATATTTAACTCTATCAACTATCTCAATGAATTTCTCTACAAGTAATTGAGGCATACTTCTAGATGTTCCTGTTAGATAAACAGAATTACCCTCTACAGTGAAATCAGGAAGATCACCAAGCAATTGAATTCCTTTCTGTAGAGCTTGTATTCTCGCTGCTTCAGCTTTTGCTTTTTCTACATCAGCTGCAACATCTTTAGAACCTATAATAGCATGTATTTCATGTGCACTTTTTGCTTCAATGATTGCATAGTAATCATCTTCTGTTGCTCCAGGTTTACTAAGTACAGTCCCATCAGTTAACACTACAGTGAGTGTGTCATTAGCTAATTGAATTCTAAGATAGGGTTTTACCCTTGGAGTTTCCTCTTCTTGCATTAAACTCTCTAGCTTTTCAGCTACCACTTTAGTAATTGCAGATTCTGCTGTTTGCTTGAACCAGTCAAGACTTAAAAATTTGTTTTCCATTTTGTTTTTATTTATTTAGTTTATTAATTGTTCAATACTTACTTCGTCTAACACTTCATCATTTATTCTAATTTTATAATTCTCAAGATTCACTCTATGTTTGTGATATTTGAACAAGTCAGTCATCAAGCTACATAATGGATCTTCAGCGTTAAAATAACCCATTCTTGAACACAAAGGATTCAAGAAATACAATTTATCAAGCAAAGCTTTCATCTCTAGATACTCTGTGTATATCAATGGATCAAATAGATTATGATCTTGTGCTACAGATAACATTGATTTAACTAATGCTGGATCACTTGTTACATAATTCAAACGCTTATATTGAACTAGCTTCTCTAGTTTATCAGCTAGATCTTTAGAAGTGTAAGCAATCATTTTTGCTTTATCAAATACATATCTATTTCTTTCAATCAGCTCATATACTAGCACTGATGTAATCATTCTTTTGAATGGTGCATTCTTTCCTTCCATAAATTTATCATATGATATTAAATTGTGTATCTCTAATTGGTTAACTATCTTTAATTCTCTATCTGAAAATGTAACCACTTCCATCACTTGTTTTTGCATCATTGCATAAAGAGAATCAAGTTTCAATGAATCTTCATGTTTAGCATATACAATCACTTGTTTACGTTTGTGTAACTCTTCCAGTTTATACAATTGAGAATCAAATTTACAGTTTCTACCATTACTATATCTAGCCAATGGAACACCTTTCTTACATATAATCTCTCCTTGAATCTTAAGTCTTTTACCACTAGCTACACCAGCTGTACTAACTTTCACTTTCTTTCTACCATCAATAAATGATTGTGACACAGTAATTGCATCTAGATCAATGAAGTTTGCTTCAATAAGAGATAGAACATATTGATATTCCTTAATCACTTGTCTCCATTCATGTCTTTTATACTGATGTAATTGTAATCTGTGGTAGTAAGTGTCTGAATCATAACTGCTAGGTTTACCTAGCTTCATAGGTTTATTTCGTTTAACAAAACATTGCTGAACATCTGTTCTGCATATAGATTTCATATAGTCTTTCTTCAATTGAGAAATTCTATCTTCATATAAATACACATTAACCTTACCATTACATATATTCTCTACGTTATACCCCCAACTATAATGCTTAGTAGCATCTTTCATCTTCTTATCCTTCAATGTGAATTTAAGAACATATGCACTATCTAGCATATGTGACTTAGTTCTACCATATATAGCAGGGAAATCTAATAGAGTTACACCTTTTAGTTCTGGGACAGCTGCTTTAATAGTGGCATATTTAATCAAAGGACTAATGCTGAGTGTTTTATTATTTGTCATTTCAACAAAATGTCCATTCTTCTCCAAGTAATTAATCATAGATTTGATATCATCACTCTTGATTACAGTTTCATTATACTTACCAATGAAATAATCTGCTACCTGTGCAAGTTTTTTCTTGATGATGTCTTTAGCCTCTTGTGTATATCTCAATGATTCTCTATTTGGTGTAGGAAACAATCCATCAGTTAAAGAGAATCTAAGAGCTAGAGGAAACTCAAGTCTGTCTATACCAAGTTTCTCAAAGTCTAGTGGATAATATACATTGTCTAAGCAGATGTGTAATCTAGTATCTGTAGACATTTCAGAGAATTGAAAATGTGGATGTCTGGATATTACAAAATCATTATTAATAGATGAATCTTCTGGTACATCAAAATACACACTCTCGAAATAACACAATTGTTCTTTAATCTTTCTTTGGAAGTTATACTTATCACCATACTTAACAGGAATAATAATCTTTACACCATTAGCTTCTGTTGTTTCTGTTTCATACAAAAGATCAATAGTGTTAGTGTCTTCTCCTTCATACATCATATACTTACGTTCCATACCATCTTTTCTACATACAAAATAGAAACTAGAACTATATGCTAGAGGAGCCTTGAAGCCCAATCCCATCATACCTAATTCTGTAGCACTATTTCGTTTTGTACTCTTACCATACTTACTAATGATGTTACGTACATCATCAGCATCTAGGCCTATACCAAAATCTTCTACACAAAACTCATAATTATTATATGATGCAGCTTTTAATGAAACCACAATTGGTGTGTCCACACCAGCTCTTCTATGACTATCAAGAGCATTACTTGCGCATTCTCTAATAGCTGAGCCTATATCATCAGAATATAAATTCTTACTTAACATCTGCATCAATATCTGTGCAGAATCTAAGTCTAAGGACATACCAATACTTTCTTGTGTTTGTCCTTCTGTTAGGACGTGTGCTTCTGTCTGTTTTTCTAATATCATGTTATATAAATTTAATTTGTTCTAAAATTTGTTTTGATTCTATATATCTATTTAAGTCTTCTGGATCTGTAAATAAACTCTCTGGGTTTTCTATTTTCATCACTCTCCATTTCCAATTATTTACATATGATTTTGCTATCCAGTTTTTATTAAACTCTTCTGAATTAGCTTTCTCATGATCTCTATATGCTGCATCAGCTTTCACTCTGTTATAATGATCTAAAGATGTAGTAGGCCAATGTGTTTCAAAATATTGTAATGTATTTTTACCTTCTCCACAATACCAACCAAGTGTAAGTCCACCTGAATAACTAATAACTATAAAGTCTCCTATTTTAAGATCACCTCCATAATTTACTGTTCTCATATTGTTTCTCTTTTTACTAACCAGATTTGTTTAAAGTTTAAGTCAAATTTCTCAACAGGACTATCCTCTTCAGGAGCTTCTATTTTATAACTCTTTATATCATATGTATAAGGAACACTTTGTCTTAATACACTATCCCATTTTTGACCTTGTCCTTGTCTGATAGTTACATTAACTCTACATTTTACACTTATGTATCTTTCATCAAGTGGTCTCCATTTATGCACCACTTTACTCTTTCTAGGAACTTCCACCAATTTTAAATACTTAGGCTGTTGCGTAAGTGTTAAGATTTCATCTCCTATTTCAAGCTCTTCTATCTTTATTAATTGATTTTCCATATTGTTTAACTTAATAATGATACTTTTTCTAATAATTGTTTAGTTGCTCTAGCAACCATTTTATCTTTAACAGACTTAGATATTCCTGCTATAAGTCCTTTTTCTACATGATATAATGATACGTGATTAAATGTTTCTGGTGTTTTAGAACCATTTCTATCTGCTGTCCATTTATCTACTGTATAGACATGATCTCCACTATAATCTCCATTATCTACAAGAAACTTTGTTATTTGTTCTCTTATACTTTTTGTAAATTCGCTGATCTTAGTATTTACTTTTTCTTCAATCAATCTGTCTAATTGTCCTGTTGTTTCTGCCATGTTTTCTATTTGTTTTAAATTAATCTACTATCCCTCCTTTATAATAATTTTCAATTGTATTATGTTTTGGTAAAAATTCTTTTCTATATCTTTCACTAACATCTTTATCTACAATAATATAATGACTTCCATTACAATATTTTAAGCTGTTGTTAGCATCATAGAATTTAACAAAAGACTCTTCTGTATCAGGCCATTCTTCTGTTCTAGCTAATTCTGATTTTGCTCCTCCATAAGGAGAATTCCAATATTCTATTTTCATATTGTTAAATTAAAAAGGTACATCTATTGGCACCCATTGAACACTAAATCCGTTATTTTCTTCTAATAGTATGTCCACTTTACTGAACACACCCTCTGTATCCCATTCAGAATGTTTATATGCAGCACTAGCTGGATGACTAAGCTCAAACACATGAGTAAATATCCCTGTGTATTTTTTATATCTAGCTGCATCCTTACCAAGAAACACAATTGGCACTCCTAAATGATTAATTACCTCTTCAAACAGATATTTAACAAGTGGTTCCCATGCATCTAGATGACTACCTGCTTTGTTAATCTCTGTTGTTAAAGCTGCATTGAACATAAGAACACCCTGATGAGCCAAATGACTAACATCTGGATCTTTAATGATGTCAAAGTTCAATCCATTATAATATTCTCTCTCTATGCCCATATAGAAATGTTCTAACGTAGGCTGTAGTTGTTCTGTAATAGAACATCCCATAAGTAGCCCATCTGCAACAGGCGCATCATTCTTAAGTGTGTGATAGGGACATAAGCCTACCATCACCACTTTTAGTTCATCTAATGGTGTCTCTAAGAAACATCTCCAAACATGCATAGAGAGAGGAGCAACTCGCTTGCCCCTCTTACTCTCTGCTTTTAGGAATGCATATATCTTATCACACTGCTCACTCTCTATAAATGGACGCATTTTAGCATGCCATGATGGGTGAAACTGATGTTTAAAATTGCTCCAATTCATTACACTTCAAATAATTCTAATTGATTAACAGTTGGTATAACTAATTCTTGTTTAGATGTAATAATATCTGCTGCTCCTGTAAAGAAACTATGAGCATCAATATGATTGTTCATCCATAAGCTTGGGTGTACTTGTTTCATACTAAATGTTGTAAACTGATAAAGCTCCCATAATGAATTGCTAGCATTGTAATCATGAGTTGGTTTATCCAATTCTCTCTTAATGATGTTCAATTGTGTTGATTCAATAAATTGTTCTTCAATGTACATTCTACCAATCAATTCAGCTTGTGCTCTTTTATCAAGATCAATGTTCTTCATAGTTTCTCTTTCCACTTGCATCTTTGTAAATGCTTCTCCTGCTCTCTTGATATATTCTACAATAGCTTGTGGTGTAAATGTTTGTATTTCTCCTTGGTGTTTCTTTTTGAATGCACCATAATCACCACTAACACATCCATTCTCACAAATGAATATTCTTGTACCAATAGCAAACTTCAATGATAATGACTTATCATAGCTATTCTGCCATCCTATTTGTAATTGCATTTCACTATCTGCCACATTTTTAATTGTGAACTTACCATTAGCAACTTTACCTTCTCTTGCAGAGGTGTATAGTTCTTGGTCTAGAACAAATCCTGATTGATGTATACTCTCAAGTGTGAGGTCCATCAATTGTTCATGACTCACTGGTTTGTAAGTTTTGGTCTGTTGAGGGATTGGTGCTGCTAGCAACATTCCTCTTGCTGTATTATAATTTTCCATGTTAATTTAATTTTAATGATTTTCTTTTGTTTTGTTCTATTAGTAATATATCTTTCATCTCAAGTATTGAAGTTGTTTGATTTCTTCCCATCTTATCAATCCAATATATTGAGTTTTGTAAATGTGAATCAGTCATATTCTGAATAAGCACATTGTTACCATCTTTTCTGCACCAAAATAATTCTCCTTTAAAATACTCTCTTAGCAATGCTGTATAATGAATACCGTTATAATGAGTATTATGATGTTCCCATCTTAACTCTGCATCAAGACCTCTCATCATTAAATCATCTGCAAAATCTCCCATAATGTTTTATTCTAATGTTGATAATGTTTCCTCTAAGTCTTGTATTCTATTGTGTAAATTGTCTATTTCTTTTTCTTGATCATCTATTATACTTAACAGTTGATCAATTACTGATTCTACACTTGTTTTTACAGAATAAATTTCTTTTTCTAAATCTCTTGGTAATGTTGGCATACTATCCTAAGCTTAATGATGTCTTTCTATGAAAGAACCTTGTTAATATTCCTTCTAAATTCTCTATTCCTATACATTCCACTTCATAATATTCTGTAGTGGATAACCATTCGATATTCTCTTTAATCTCTTCTTCAAGTATTTCTAACTCATCATCTGTTACTCTCATAATCCTTTTTCTTTTTTAAATTTCTCTAACATATCCTTATTTGTATAATGAAAATACTTATCCGCATTTTCTATAGTATCATTTTTCCTCATCCATCTATGAAATCCAATAGCAAAATCATCTGCTATTTCTATTTGTTTATCAATCATTGTCATTTGCCAAATAGGATTAATAATTACTTCTTTAAACTTTTCTCTTAGTGTCATAATTAATATTCTAAAATTCCTGAATCTCTAATTGCTTCATAAAGCTCTTTCTTCTGTGGAGGGAATAACACTGTAGCATCAATCAGAGCTTCTAAATACCTCTTTCTGGATGATATATCTAATATGTTATTCACCTTAAGTGCACTATCTATTCTATTTGATAGTTCCATTATCACTGTAGCTCCTCTTTTGAAATGTTCTGCATCTTCTTCATCTCTCACTTCAATAAGTTTACCTACATAGCCTTCAATGTGTGGAATAGTTTGTTTAAGAGACTGTTTAGCTCTATGTGTAAACAAATTATTCTCATTCATTGTTTCGAATCTCTCCAATAATGCAACAGAGAGGGATAAGCTCTCTATCACTATGTCATTTAGTTCATCTGATGTTAATTTACTCATATAATTTCTCTTTGTGTTAAATATCTCTCAATTGTTTTTAATCCATGTGTTCTGGCAAGGTCTGCCCAATCTTTTATTCCTTCTTCTAAATAGATTCTTGGTACATTACAATACTCAAACCCAAACTTTTCTGTTATGAGTTGAGAATTCTTTACACCAGTTTCATCTGAGTCAAACGAGAGGATTTGTGTGTCAGAGTTTTCTTTGATGTATTCTACATTCTCTTCAGAGAAACATCCTAGTCCTTCATTCTGTACAGCACAACAACATGGTACAACCTTCTTCATCACCATATAATCTTTCTTACTCTTATTGATGAATGCAACATCACAATTTCTTATGTCAGTTAATCCATCCATCATTGTAATAGGGACATTGTTAGGCATCCATTTATTCTTCTTGTCTGCAAATGGTCTATAGATCTTCCAATAGCTTTCATATAGATACCCAAATCTAAGCTCATTATCCATTAATGGAAACTTTTTCTTGTTTAGATATACAGTGTCTATTGAATATACATTGTTAGCTCTAAGATCATCTATGTCCTGATAGTATTCATTCCAGTATGCCAGTTCTTCGTGTGTGAAGTTTCTTGTCTTCACTTGAATAAAGAATTCACGTTTGCTCACTGGTGGTGGTTGCTTATATTCAGAAACAATTCTCTCATAGTTCTTTGTAGAGGAAGAATTAACAATACCAAGATCAAAATCTCTATCAATCATCATAAGAACATCATTCATGTTAGCAAGATTGAATAATGTCATTACAAACTTGAAGCAATTACCTTTAATGCTTGTATCACCAAAATCAATATATGTTAATGCTTTACCTGGATATCCTATAAGGAAAGAAGGGCTCTTCTCATTTCTAAATGGTGAATAAGTAACTTGGTTTATCTTCCAGTTTTGATGAGGCATGTACATTCGATATATATCATACTCTGATATTTTGTTCAATACATTTTCAAATGTTAAATCTATTCTCTTTGTTCCTTTTATCATAGCTCTAAATGTAAATTATTGCTATTAGTACCAATTATTGGTACTTTTCGCAAACTATTACTAATAAAAAACCCTCTCCAAATTAATGAAGAGGGCTTTTATTAACAACAAACGAATTAATAATCATCACCATCTTCACTGATATATGCATCAGACGCAACTAAGTTATCATCTGCATTATAATCTTGTAAGTCTTTGAGGATGTAATAGTCTTTACAACCATATTCTCCAATAACATTCATTACAAACTTCTCATGTGCTTTTAAATCACGAGGTTTCTTATTCTTAAGATCACCTTGCACTCTCTTACTTCCATAATCAACAAGTCTGAATTGTTTAAGAGCATAACCTCCTAAGAAAGCTTTGTTATAGATTCCTTGATACTCTTTAGATTCTCCATCACGTTCTTTAACAATCACTGTAGCTAGTGCAGCAACTGTATCACACCATTCTCCATCAACTTGATCTTTTAAGTCTTTCAAGTTACCTCTCATCAACTTCTTCCATTCTAATTGTAGAACAGTGTCTGCATCACGATAATCTAATTTACTCAACCATGTACGCATGAAGTTATAAAGATCTTCTTCTCCTACATATGCAATTCTATAATCTCTTCCTTTGGTAAACCATTCAGCTAGATCATTCTCATCACCTGCCCAAGAACACATACCAATAGAATTTATATATTGATGTTTTGTACCATCTTTATTCTCACGTTCTTTATCTTCTAAGAAGAAGCTCACCTTGAACTTATCTTCTTGATTAACTCTTTGTAACCATATATCAATACGAACATAGCTATTACCATCTTTAGTCTCACCTAAATACTCAGCAGCTTTGCTATCTTCTTTTAGGTCCATACCAAGTTTATCTTTAAACTCTTCTATTGTTGGGTTAATAGCTATTACGTTAGCCTCGAAGAGGCCTACCTTTTTTCCAAAATCTCCAGATCCTGTGTTTTCTCTTTTCTTTCCTCCAATTTGCATAATTTCTATTTATTTAAGCGTTATAATATTCATTTAATGTATTCACTACTAGTTGTAAGTCATTTGGTATTTTTAGTTCACTAAACATTCCATCAGGACTTTTTGCAGGTACCTTTTTAAAACGATTTGTTACAAAACCGTATTGTACACTTCCATCTTTACTCTCTTCTACATTAGTGTATAACACCACTGTAAATAATCCTTCAAGATTGATTTGGTTATCAATAAGTTTTCCAGATGTCTTCATCTTGTATCCTATAATATCTCCACCATCTTCAATAGTGTCTGGATGAGAGAAATAGAACACAGTGATGTCATCTCTTAACTGTCTAGCAGTTTTAATCATTGTAACAGTGTCTTTTGCCATTACGCTAAACTTTTCATACCCTTTCTCAGTTGCTTTATCAAGCATTGTGAAACCCATTACATAATTTGAGTCTTCTAGGATGATGTTCTTAATGTGTGGAGCTTTTTCAGAAATAGTCTTTAGCAATCGAGATATCTCGTTAGCATCATCTACCTCTTTGTAATTCTTCTTTTCTACATTGTAAAGCTTTTCACTCCCCTTAAATGGAAGCTCTTTCTTTGCAACATTAATAATGTACGTTTCCTCTGGATTTAGGTGTTTGATACTGGTTGATTTCCCTGTACCTGTGGCACCAACAATCCCTACTAGCTTTGAACTCATGTGTTTTAATTTATTTAATTAGTTATTTTCATTGTATAAAGATACAAAATAATTATTTCAATTACAAGTATTTTATCTTATTTTTATCAAAGAATTCAAGTGCTTTTTGTAACCACTTTAGCTCTACAAGCTCATCACTACTGACAATATATATGTGAGCTTTCTTATCTGGTGTGTTATACTCCATAGCCATACATCTATTTATCTTCTGTGCTAAGTTCTCTGCATTACTATCGAAATAGTTTATTATCACCTTGTCTAGAGGTTTATATGTCACACCTGTGTTACCAATTTTCACTACAGCTAGATGATTACCTTTTCCTTCAGCAAAGTCTTCAAAGATTTCTTTTTCTTTAGACTTATTATGATAGGAAGGAATACCTAGATTATCTGCAACAGCAGTGGTACCGCAGAACACTAAGACTCTCTCATTTTTATACTCAGCCAAAAGTGCCTTTGTAGCTATAGATTTGGCTAGGGATGATTGAATCAAACGCATTCTCGCTAGACGTAAAAACATTGTATCTGTGCCACTATTCTGTAGTTTGTTAATCACCCAGGATATGCCATCATAATGTTTCTTCTCAGTTTTGAGCTTACCCTTGTAATCATTGTACACAGTGTTATCTAGAGGAACTCTTATCACATGTATTTCATAATCTACAATAACTCCCTCTTCAATTGCTTTTTCAATTGGATAGTGAGCTATTACATGTAAATCAAGTTCTTCTTCTAATTTTCTTTCTGTCCAACTGGATAGTGTACCAGTGAGACCAAGAATCTGCCCATTAACATCGAACAGGTCCTTACAAACTTCTATCTGAGCTTCACTCAGTAGATGTATTTCATCTATGATAACAACATCAAAGCTTAACTCAGCATACTTCTTTAATGATAGATGGGTTGTATATGTGACAATACTGTCATCAAACCCAAGATCATTAAAATCAGTTTGCCAAGATTCTTTAATCTTATTATCTGGATAAGCAATAAGTATGCTTTCAGGTTTAAGCTTCTCTAATATCTTAATACTAGTTCTACATTTTCCCATTCTGGGACACAAGTTGAGTATACCTGTTTTTTTTCTTAACCACATGTTAGCAAATTCTTCTTGACGAATATCTCTTAAAGTTTTTACTTTCATAAATTTTTATCTAAATGTTTCATAAATCTTTCTTTTTTTCTTTCTAAGCAAACTGTTGAGTCTTTATAAATAAACTTTCCAAAATTTCTAGCATCTTTTCCTGAAAATTCACTAATATGAACTTCTTTGGCGTGTTTAACTTGTCTATGCTTTATTTTATATTTTGGAATATTTAAAAGATCGTGGATAGGTTCTAAAAATTCTTTAGTTCCAACAATAGAAACTGAAATGCTTTTTTCTGGTTTACTCACACTACCATCTCCATCAAAATAACCTCTAACAAAATGGGATATCAAGTCATCATCTAGTTTAGGAAAAGTTAAAACTAAAGATTTCTTATTAACACATCCTATTTTTTTTAAATCATTTACAATCTCTGGATCTTGAAACTGTAATCTACATCTATTAAGTTTACTATCTATGTATATTTTTCCTTCAAATTGAAAAAACTTTTTACATTCTTGTAAATGATGTATATCTTTTAAAGATAATGATAGTTCAAAATTTGAAGTGGTAGATACGTAACCATCAGCATAAATAAAACCTAACCAATAAGATTTTTCCTCTGTATCTATATTATTAAACACAGAGGAATTTATTTTAGCTTTGTTTACTTTAGAATACTCACAACCTGCCTCTCTTAACCACTTACCTACAGTTTTTCTATATATTTCTAATTCTTCTGCAATTTGATTACAGTTTAAGCCAGAATAGAATAAAGACACTGCTTTTGGTTTTAATAAAGAATAATCTTTACCAAATCTTTTAAATTTATACATATTAATATTTTTCTGTAAATTTAAAAATTAGTATTGATATTTCCTAATCGTGGGGCTAAAAGTTATTAACATTCCTTTTTAATAACCAAATTTTTAACAAACTTTTTGTCTTTTATCTCTTATTGTCATTCTTCTTTGTTTACTTTTATACAATAATCAGGAATATAATATCCAACAACATAACCACAGTCAAACTTCTCACGAAACTCACCATACTCAATTGTCTCTTCTATATCTCCATCTCTAAGAACTGTATCTCCTGGATACAGATCATTACCTTCTCTGTCTTGTGCTATTGGTTTCATTCTCTTAGGAAATATGATTTGTTAGTAATTGCTGCATAATCAGAATCTGTTATATCTTTCTTTCTAGGCAACTCCTTAAATAAACCGATTTCACCCAAGAATGCAAGTCCTATTCTTAAATCGTCTGCACCATAACTATTTTTAATTAGTCTGACACTTCTGAAATACTTAGCTCCGTATTGATCTTTTAGTTTATCTAAGTCATAACCACTAGGGTCTGCTACTTTATATCTCATAGGATCAAATAATGCCATAACAACATCAGCATCATTCTGTGTTGCTGAGCTGTCTGCAAAATCTTCTAGTTGAGGTTCTACATCACCATTCTTTATCCTAGAAGGATTAGAAATGTCACGATTGAACTGACTAACTACCACTGGTGAATATCCGTAGAAATCTCTAGCATATCTAAGTTCATCAGACATCTTATCAATAGCTTGTTTCTTTGTAGGTTGATCTTTAGTTAGCTTAAGCAAACCAATGTGATCTATCACCACCATAGTGATTTGACTTGGGTCATTAGGAACATATATTTTATTCCATTTGTCCAATTGTTGTATCTCA